ATCAAAACCCCATATCTGCCGAGCCAAAAAAAATATCTGCCGAGCCAAAAAAAATATAAAAACTATTTACAGTATGTATTATTTGTGTTATTATTTATAGAAATTAATTAGAAACTTTTGGAGAAAATTAATGAACATATTCTTTATTGATCGTTGTCCGTTCAAATCTGCCGAACAACTGTGTGATAAACACGTTGTTAAAATGGTGTTGGAGACTGCTCAAATGTGTAGTACCGCCATACATGAATGGTGTTTTCCTGATGAGGATATTACTAATCGTATTTATAAACCAGCGTACAAGAACCATCCTATGACTGTATGGGTCAGAGAGAATGATGCTAATATGTCATGGGCATTACTACACGGTCTTCATATAGGTGCTGAGTATAAATACAGATATGGTAAAAATCACAAGTCTACTGCCATACTCAAGAACATTGCAGACTTTATGTTCTATGATGACTTTGATGAGGACTACAGACTACATACTACACCACCACAATGTATGCCTGATGAGCATAAAAGACTTGACTATGTAGATGCTTATCGTGCATACTACAAATCAGATAAGGCACACATACTTAATTGGACAAATAGACCACAACCAGATTGGATATAAAGGAGTTATTAATGAGCATTGACAGTGTATATCACATACTGGTGCAGGACTTTATAGGTAGAGACATCTATGTACCTTGGAAGTCTACACCACACATTAAACATGTGGAAGAACATCACTACCCATCTGCTAAAAAGGTAGACAACCTAGTACCTACTAGACCACCACCACCAGTAGATACTAATCGTGGTACTAACTTGGACATCTTAGTATAAGGAGTAATCAAATGTTTATCGGATGGAATAACCAAATGCAAAGCGAATACGAAATACGTCCATGTCTACATTCTGAAACTAAACACTGGATACTCAATATCCACTATGCTAAACGTATGCCTAGTATTAGCTATGCTTATGGCCTGTATCGTCACGATGAAATGGTGGGCATGGTATCTTATGGCAGTCCAGCATCACCGTCTTTATGCAAGGGTATTTGTGGTGAGGAACATAGATCAGATGTTATCGAACTAAACAGATTGGTACTCAGAGATAATCTGCCAAACGAAGCATCGTTCTTAGTTTCTCGCTCACTCAAGATGTTGCCCACTCCTAAAGTAGTTGTATCGTATGCCGACACTGCCCAAGATCATGCAGGTATAGTGTATCAAGCTACCAACTGGCTCTTTACTGGTACGACTAAAAAGCGTACTGACATGGCTGGTAAGGATGGTAAACACAGTAGACATCATCTAGGAGACAGAACTAATAGAATTAATCGTAGTGCTAAACATCGTTACGTTTATTTTATTGGTACAAAAAAAGAAAAAAAGATATTGCGTAATGCTTTACGCTATGATATAAACAATGAATACCCTAAGTACTAATGCTTATGGGTCCACATATTAGGAAGAGAGGATAAATACTATGATTAATACTGTAGACATGAATGACTTTGGACAAGCAGACTTTGATATAGCATATGCTCCACTGGAAAGATTTCCAGAACGTAAGTATGTTATTCGCACTGATACTGATGAGGCTATTGGTGTAGTCGGTAAAGACTTTGGTGGTGTCAGTCATCCAGATTTCTTTGGCCCAATACGAGAGGCATGGAGTAAGGAGTTGAGATTCGATGATGAGGATTTCTATGACAAAGATAATGATGTAGAGATCGACACTAGAATATCTCGTAATGGTGCATGGGCATTGGAGAAAGTAACATTCAATAATCATCGTGCTACCATTGAGACAAATAAGCATAAGACTGATACTGCTCTGACATTGTATGCTTGGCATGGTGTCGATGGTCTTACATCTAATAATGTGATTAGTGGTGCTATTGATTTCTTCTGCACTAACGGTATGGTATCTGGTGACTACAATAAAATAAGAAAGAAGAATACCAGACACTTTGATATGAACCGTATCACATATGAGATGGAAGGTATCTATGATCGTTTTATTGATCACACTCAATGGTGTCAGAAACTTGCACAAACACCTATATCTGTGGTACGTTTAAAAGATGCGCTTGAAACTATGCTACCAAAGAGAGCATCAAAGAATATGCTTAACTCTGTGCTAAGTGAGTTTGAGATACGAGGTGCAAATGCTTGGTCTGTATACTCTGCATTCACTCAGTATGCTACACATGATGACCGCTTTGGGTTTCGCCAGACTGCCAATGATAATACACTGGAGCGTCAGTTCAAGCGTAATGAAGATGTAGCCAAATGGATAGAACATCCAGAGTTTTTAAAGTTAGTTGCATAGAAGGGAAAAATTATGTATAAATGGAGAAGTTATTTGAACAAATTAGATGCCAAGCCATCCTGGAATGATTTTAGCAAAGCAATTAACGTTGGAGTTTTTGATGGCTGGAGCGAGGATTATGATGAAGGATGGACTGATGAGGGAGTTAAAGCTCTTGTTGATACACTTATATTGATTTTATTCGACAGACTGAATGATATTACTGGTATAAGTGAGGAGCAAAGATACGCTTTAATATTTCAGTCTTTGGAAAAGCGTTGGAACAGTAATATTCAGGGAGAGGATTAGGTGATACAGCGTAAAAGAACCTCTCAGGATATTGAAGAAATACTGAGAGACTATGTTGAGGATACTTATAATGACATCAAACAAGAAGAGGAAAGGGAAAATGCTGAGATCATCGAAGATTTTGAGAGCCTCAAGGAAGAGGAATCCTATGGCGATAGCTTTGAATGACAATCTATTTCATAAGCGAGTGATTGAAGATAAAAGACGTAAGAACCTTTTGAAGAGACAAAACAAACGACAACTATTGGATTCTTGATATGTTTGATTTACCAGAGTTTGACGATCTAATGGAGTATCAGAAGATTAGGATTAATTGTCCTAGTTGTGGTGGTGTTAAAACATTTACTGCAACCAGAACTGATGGCATAGTTTTGTATAACTGTTATAAAGCTGGATGCAATGTGTCTGGAAAGAAAAGGATGCTGTCTTCTAGCAGGTACATCAGAGAAAAATCTATCATACTGCCGAGTCAGAAAAAACAGGAGTTCAAAATACCAGATCACTTCTCTGTATATCTGCCTAAGAAGATGACAAGATACTGTAATGAAAATAATATTAATACAGATAAAGTTCAACTGTATCACGATGTAAAACTTGACAGGGCAGTGTTTCCAATCTTTGACGTTAAAATAAATGAAGGAAGTCTGCCAACCATAACGCCTAAGATTATTGATGCTGTAGGCAGATCGTTATCTAAGTATGGTGCTAAATGGCATAGATATTCTAACTCAGGTTTGCCTTTTATTTGTGGTGAAGGAGAAACTTGTTATGTCGTTGAGGATTCTGCATCTGCTGTTGCAGTTTCGCAACACGGTATAGGTTTAGCATTGTTGGGTACAAATTTATCTAATGAGGTACTTGACATTGTGATAAAGTATCCCTATGTTATAGTGTGTCTTGATAAAGATGCGTCATCTAAAGCTATTCGTATGAAGAATAGGATAGCACAGTTTACTAGGGCAAATGTAAAATTATTAGAAGTAGATCCAAAAGAAAACCCGAAAGGAGTATTAAATGACTGATAAAGATAAACCTTTAAGATGGGATGCTGACATGGCAAGACTGTTTGAATGGTATCATACCTGTCCTCAACCTTGGAACCCTCAATGGTATGAGAGTGAAGCAGGTAACGTAACTCTACACATTATTAGACCAGGTAGGAAAAATGATGGAGATACTTGATAACTGGCATATCATTGGTATATGTTTTGGTGCAGTTTTTTTAATGTTGTTAGCAGGAGAATAATATGAATGATTTACTAGGACTATTTTTATCTCATAGATTTTATGAGCAAAACAGACATCTTATAGCAATAGATTTCTTTGAGAATGAAGCTAAAAAGATATGGCGTAGCATTGAGTTAGGTCATGCTAGGTATGGCAGAGACTTGACCCCTGCTGAAGTAGAACAGGTATTGTTCAGTGAGTTTAGAACAATGACTACCAGCCAGAAGAAATCTATGATGATGTTAGTCCGATCTTTACCAAAAGATATTGGTGAGGATGTAGCACAAGATGTTTTGAAGGATCAATTCAAAGCATACTTTGGCAGACAGTTAGCTGATCTTGGCATTGCCATGATGGATAACAAGGTTAATGATCTGAATAAAGTTACTGATTTAATTGATCGTTATCAGGAAAACTTTATGCCAAGAGAAACAATACAGGAGATTAAACATGACGTTGCATCTTTACTCCACTCTACTAGAGATGTTTCCAAATACAAATGGAACCTCAAAGGACTTAGGGATATCTGTCCAGGAATCGGCCCCTCGACCTTCTCTGCTATCTTTGCTTTGGTTGAAACTGGTAAAACAGCCTTTCTTATATCTACGCTGTTTGCTCCGAAAGGTTTCATGGCCCAAGGTGCGAAGGTAATGATACTAGGTAATGAGGAACCTGTTGAGAGGACTGCACTGAGAGCAGTAAGTTCTTTTACAGGTATGACTGATGCACAGATAACTGCTGACACAGTGAAAGCACATAACTTGTGGGATGTATACCGTAATCAGTGTGTGTTTCTTAATACTGATGAAGTTCCCTCAATGGAAGAACTTGACCAGTTGATTGCCAAGCACAAGCCTGACATTGTAGGTATTGATCAGCTAGATAAGATGCAGATTGGTGGAAACTATGCCAGAGATGACATCAGACTAGGTGAGATATACAGGTCTGCCAGAACATTATCCAAGAAACATGTTTGTGCAGTTATAGGAGTGTCTCAGGCAAATGCAGAAGCAGATGGCAGAACTGTTCTTAGGTTTACTCAGATGGCAGGTAGCCGTGTGGGTAAGGCAGCTGAAGCTGATCTTATTGTCGGCATTGGCAAGGAGCAAGAAGATAGTGGTGAGGATAATAAACTCAGGCATATCTACGTTAGCAAGAATAAGCTAGGAGGTAAGCATGGAACCTGCACCACTGTCATAGAACCAGAGGTATCTAGATATGTTGACTAGTGATTTTATTGATATGAAGAGTTGTGTTCATCCTGATCCTGATGTAATGTGTCTTGAGTGTGACTGCTGGAAAGCAGACCCATTTAAAAATATTCCAGATGAAGATGAAAAAACACTTGACAACTTGATAAATATGTGATATATAAAGTATTCCCCTTCGGGGGGATACAACCTTATTAGGATTACTTATGAATAAAAGAGAGCTTCAAAGACAATTATACAATAACAGTATACTGGAGTTTATCTGGTATTCTGCTAAGAGTAATCCTAATTGGAATATAGAAACTGCTAAAATACTTGCATCTATGCATGGTTTAGATTATAAACAAATATATAGACTAGGTAAGAGTGCTAAAGTCAGAGGTAATTTTGTAGCTAAAGATTGGAATATCAATATTGAAAGGGTAGGTCAATGATTTTAGATGAAGTTTATTTAGATTTAAAAAAATTAGAATCTGAAGGTCATAAATTATCTTACGCTGAAAAAAATTATGTTGAAAAAATGCAACAGCTAGATTATATGTGTGATTTTAGACCTGATTGGTATCCTGAAGAGTATAAAAACAAAATGATAAATAAATTACAAAATAACTTTTGTAGAGATGTAAACTTAGGGAATAAAAATAATGATTGAAGCAATAACTTGTTTAGCATTAAATATTTATTTTGAATCTCGTAATCAGCCTATTGAGGGTCAGATAGCAGTAAGTCAGGTAGTATTAGAACGAGTAAAATCAGAAAAATATCCTAATACTGTGTGCGAGGTTGTGTTTCAAGGGCCAACATATTCTTGGTCTGTTAATTATCCTATTAAGGATCGCTGTCAGTTTAGCTGGTACTGTGACGGTCTTAGTGACAAGCCTAAAGATGAAATAGCATGGCTAAATTCATTAGAAGTTGCAGAAAAAGTATATTATGGCTTGACAGATACCGTAAAAGGTGCTACACATTATCATAGTGTGAAGGTAGATCCTTGGTGGGCTAAGTACAAAGTAAAAGTAAGACAAATTGGTGATCATATATTTTATAAGTGAGGTGACATGGAAGATTATGTATTAGTTGTAGACTTGGAAGTTGATTTGAAGGGAGATAGAAAAGATCCTTCACCATATAATAAATACAACGAGTTAGTAGCCATAGGTTACTTAAAAAGAAACTTGGATGGATCTAAAATAGGTGGTTTAACTGTACAAATAAAAAACAAATCATCTAATAATTTTGATCTCGATGATTTTGAAGAGGAGATAAAAGGTGCTAAGTATATCGTAGCCCATAATGCTAAGTTTGATGTAGCTTGGTTGCGTGAGGTAGGAATAGAATGTGATGTTAAGATTATTGATACTATGATTAATGAGTATGTACTTAGCAAAGGCTTACGAAATAAACTTTCGTTAGATGGTCTAGCTGAGAAATATAAAGTTACTCGTAAAGAAAGTTCTCTTGGAGATACACTCAACAAAGGTTTGAACTACAGTGATATGTCTTTGTTTGATCAAGAAACTTATTTAACTAATGATGTTCTTGCAACTGCTGAAGTATTTCAGAAGCAACAAGAGAGGTTTAGTAAAGCCTCAAACCACTCACTCGTAGCTATTCGTGATCTTATGTGTGAGTTCTGTGATGTGCTTACTGACATAGAGAGAGCAGGTATGGCTATTGATATAGATGTTCTTAACAAGGTTGACCAAGAGTATGAGATAGAACAAGGAGAGTTGCAACACTATTTAAATACTACAGTTAAAAAACTTGTAGGAGATACACCAATCAATCTAAGTAGTCCAGAGCAACTGTCTCAGGTTATTTATTCATACAAGTTAAATAATAAAAAATCTTGGCGTGAATACATGAACATAGGAGTAGATGCTAGAGGTAAACCAAAGCGCAGACCAAAGATGATGGACTCAGGTTTTGTTAAATGCGTAGAGGACTGCTTTACTCCTGCATATAAAACTCAGGCAATGAAATGTTCACACTGTTTTGGCAGAGGTGGATACTATAAGATTAAAAAGGATGGCACTAAGTTTAAAAATATGACTAAGTGTGATCACTGTAACGGTACAGGTTTTGAATACAAAGAGTTGCCAGAAAGGGCAGGACTTCAAGTGACCCCGATTGTTGCATTAGCATCAGCAGGAGGTTTTAAGACTGATAAGAATACTCTTGTTGATTTGGAAAAGACGCAAAAAAATCCAGAAGTCAAGAAGTTTCTTAACTCTTTGATACGATTGTCTGCTATAGATACATATCGTAGTTCGTTTATTGAAGGTATTAAAAAAGGTATACGAGAAGGTGATACTATACTTCACGCTAACTTTAACCAATGTATAACAGCTACAGGTAGACTTAGCAGTAGTAATCCCAACCTACAAAATATGCCTAAAGGTAAACTGTTCCCTGTTCGCAAGGCGTTTGTCAGTAGGTTTGAAGGTGGGGAATTACTTGAAGTAGATTATTCTCAATTAGAGTTTAGGGTTGCAGGTATCCTTGCCAAGGATGAGAGAATAAAACAAGAAGTAAGGGAGGGCTTCGATGTCCATGCATATACGGCAAAGGTTCTTACAGATAATGGAGAACCAACAGAACGTGGTGCTGCCAAAGCATCTACTTTCAGACCTCTATACGGAGGATCGCAGGGTACATTTGCACAACGAGTATACTTTCAGGAGTTCTTTGGAAAGTATGCAGGAGTGTTCAACTGGCACAAAATTTTACAGTCTGAAGCGATTGAGAATGAGGTTGTTACAACTGCTACAGGTAGACAGTTTGCATTTCCGAATGTCTATCGTACTAAACAGGGTAACGCATCTTCTAAAACTCAAATCGTAAACTATCCAGTTCAGTCTGTAGCCACTGCTGAGATCGTTCCTCTTGGTGTCATACTACTACATAAACAGCTAAAGGAACGTGGACTAAATAGCTTAGTTATCAACACGGTACACGATTCTGTTATAGTAGATTGTCATCCAGATGAGATTGAGGAAGTAAAGCAGATAGCTCCTATTTGTTTAATTAAAGCGCAAGATGAAGCAGAAAAAAGATTTGGTTTAGAAAAATTTATTCCTCTTGATGTCGAAATGTCGATTGGAAAAAATTGGATGGAACAAGAAGATTGTGCTTGACAAATCAAAATTAATGTGTTATAAGCATTATACATTTGAAAGGAGAAAAAAATGTCGTTAGTTGAATTAGACTTTAATCAATCTACGAATCTTTTCGTAGTGCCAGAAGACACTGGCCCACAAATACCTAGAGCATCAATAAATAGAGATGCATTCTTTGGTGAAGAGATGGCTAGTGTACCAGTACCATCAATAAGACTTGAGCATCCTGATCATGGCCCTGTGTTTGGCAAGGACGTTGCTGTTCGTGTCTTTGCAACAACCATGCAGACTTCTGTATTTGACAGTGATGCAGAGGAATATGCAAATATGTCTCAGCACTTTATCAGATTTGCTGACAAAGCTATTGATTGGTTTGGTGGAAATAAATGTGGCTGGATGCCATCCAGACAAAAAGAAAAACTCAAGGCTTCAGATCCTGTAGCATATGCAAAAGCTAGTCGAACAAAATTGTATAGACATTTGTTTGGCATGATTAGAATGAATGATGCAGTAAAACCTGGATCAGAGCCAGTAGAGTTTGATCCAATACCATTCCGTATGCGTCTTGGCCCATCTAATTTTTACGAAATAGGTAAAGTTGTTGGTGAACTTGAAAAGCAAAAGCTAAAGCACTTTAACTATGAGCTTGGCATAGACTTTAAAGTTGAGAAGCGAGGATCTAATCAGTGGTTCGTTCTTAATTACAAACCTATAGTTGATAATAAAATTAAAGTATCTAAAGATGATGAAGCAAATTTGCTTACATTTCAACAGGTTATACAAAAAGAGAATGAAGATGTTACCGAAAGAATGAGAGAGAATATAGGTAACGGCAGTGTTGGTGCTGAATTTATAGAATCAGTAGACGATGAATAATCTTCAAACAAAGCTAGACTTGTTTCTGTCTGGAGGTCCAGAGATACCTAAAAGTATAATTTTTACAGCTAGTCAGATGTTTAATGAGAAGCTGTCAAGGTTTAATTATAAAAAGTTAGGTAGCAGTAATGGACTTCCATCCATGTCTCAGATTGGCAAACCTATGTGTCAATTACAGGCATCAAAGTTAGGATGGAAAGAGGCAGACAAGCCAAATCACTTTAAGATCATGATGGCTTACGGTGATATGACTGAAGTTTTAGCTGTTGCCCTTCTTTTGTCAGCAGGAATAGAGATAACTGATATGAATAAGAAAGTTAAGTTATCTACTAAGGCAGGAGATTTATATGGGGAACTTGACTTAGTTATACAGTTAGGTGATAAAAGTGTTTGGGATATTAAGAGTGCTAGTTCTTGGTCATATGACAAACGCTTTGCATCCTACGAGCAACTAAAGAAACAGGATGACTTTGGTTATTGCTGTCAGTTGTTTGGATATGCTAGGGCTGAAGGTGTAAAAGCTGGTGGATGGATTGTAGTAAACAAAGGTACAGGGGAGATCAAAGTTATAGAAGCTGATCCAGAAGATGAGGATTACTATATAGACTTGATTGAGCAGAAAGCATTGCAGGTATCCAAGACCACTGAGGATGCTCACTTTGAAAGACTATATGACGATGCTGTAGAAACATACTATAAGCGCACTACTGGTAACAGAAAATTACAGATGCCTTGTACGTTTTGTGACTATAAGTTTTCTTGTTGGAAGGATTTAAAGTACGCTAAAAACCCTGTATCAAAAGCAGGAAACTATGAATACTATACTCAAATGGCTAGGCGATATGAAACCAGCGTCAGCTAAAAACAAAGGGAGACTACTACAACAGTGGGTGAGGGATTTACTTTTATCTCGACTAAAAGGTGTGGAACAGGATGATATTAAATCTACACCGATGGGAGTAAACGGTCCAGATATTAGTTTATCCCCACTTGCTAGAAAGAAATGGCCTTGGGCTGTAGAGTGTAAGTCAAGAGCAAAGTTTGCTGTATATGACATTATATCTCAAGCTGAAAGTCATATGACTAAAGGAACTAAGCCGTTAGTGATCATCAAAGCAAATCGCAAAGAACCACTAGCAGTTGTTTACGCAAAAGATTTTTTGGAGATGTCATGTCAAAAAGCGAAATAACTCATATGATAAATGTGCCTGACTGTACGTTTGGCTTATTTATTACACATGATGGAGAAGGTATTAACATATCTTGTGGTGATTTTGCTACTGAAGATGTATATGATACTGATCGTCATCATGTTATAAACGATATCGGTGATTCTTTATTACTACTAGTAAAAAGTGTTATTGAGGATGCACAAAAAAGATATGAAAAAGAAGACATAGAACTACCAGAGGAGGATAAAAAAAAGTTAAAGAACGTAATTTATGTAAATTTTAAACCACAAACCAAACATTAATTGATAAAAGAGGATTTATATAATGGTAACATTAACTATGGGTGAGGAAACCATTACGATTGAAGACATGGTAAATCATCCACCGCATTACAATCAACATGGTGTAGAGTGTATAGATGCAATTAAAGCAACTACAGGAGATAACTTTAAACATTATTTAAAAGGAAACATAATGAAGTATCTCTGGCGTTTTGATTACAAAGGTAAACCTATAGAAGATTTACAAAAAGCCAAATGGTATTTAGATAAATTAATAGATGAAGTATATATACCTGAATTTAAAGAATTAGATTCACAGGAAGAGTTAGACAGATTAAGAGGGAGGAAATTTAATGCAGATTAATTATAAAGAATGTTTAAATGAATGGCAAGATTCTGTAACAAATGCCTTGACAATGAGAGCAATATATGATAAAGTTCCATTTCAAAGTAGAGGTCACAGTTTAAAAATTAAAGATGAACACAACGAAAAAAGATTACAGCTTTGTGTCAATAACATGACAGAGGAGTATCAAGAACTAATAGAAGAACTAGATGCTATGCATTCACCTGACGATGAAATAAATCCAGAGAAGGTGATGAAAGAGTTATGTGATGTTCTCTATGTTGTATTTGGTTTTGCATCGAGATACAAAGAATTAAAGTATTTAGATGAGGCTTTTCTAAGAGTACACGGTAATAACATGGAAAAGTTAGAAAAAGGAACTGTGAGAAATGATGGAAAGATTGTAAAACCTGCTGGTCACTTACCACCAGATCTGTCTGACTTAATAGAGAAAGGAGTAAACGATGGATAGTGAAATGATTAAAACTCTTGAAGATGAAATTAAAATAAAACAAGATGAACTGCAACGTCTTAAATACGGTGATGTATATGAAGCTCAAGATGCATATGAATCTGCAAAGGTAGTATATGAAGAAGCTAGTAAAAATTTATCTGATGCATTTAAATCATTATCTGAAGCTAAATCAGGTCATGGTTTAACACCAACTACTTTATGGCGTAGTAGAACATTTCGGTTTTAATGCATAGTTTTATTTTATTAGTAAAAGTTAGGGTAGAAGAAGATCATCATATAGTTCCTGTAGATGGGGCAGATGGTCTTCTTCAAACTCTTCCTGATGATGTCAAAGAGGTTCTTGAAGATCACTTTGAAGGTGTAGACATTTCTATAGTGAAGGCAGATATACATGACTAGATTTAAATCAAACATGAACCCTATGTTCAGATCAAAGTTTTCTGAAGATATATTTAATTTAAAATATGCACACACTGGATGCGATAGTTGGGAACAACTTGCTAAAGTTTTAGTTGAGGATGTATGTGGCAACTATCGTTCAGGTGAAGAAGCCTTAATGAGAAAAGAGGAACGAAGTCAACTTGCAGAATATATAACTGATCTAAAATTTGTTCCTGGAGGCAGATACTTATACTATGCAGGTAGAGACAAACGCTTTTATAATAATTGTTTTCTACTGTCTGCTGAAGAGGATACAAGAGAGGATTGGGCTAATCTCAGTTGGAAAGCTGAATCCTGTTTAATGACAGGGGGAGGTATAGGTATTGACTATTCAGTATATCGAGAGTCAGGTAGAACTTTAGGAGGATCTGGTGGTCTTGCTTCTGGCCCAATCCCCAAGATGCAAATGATTAATAGCATAGGTGCTAATGTAATGCAGGGTGGATCTCGTAGATCTGCTATGTACGCTTCGTTACATTGGAAGCACAACGATATCCCCAACTTCCTTACAGCAAAGGATTGGGATACAATGCCAGTAGGTAATACTGGTTTTAATTTTAAGCAAATTAAGGAGCAAGATTTTAACTTTCGCGCTCCTTTAGATATGACTAATATTAGTGTTAATTATGATACTAATTGGTTGTTAGAGTATTGGAATACTGGATCTGTTGGTGATATATTTGTTAAGAATATTGAACAGGCATTACGAACAGCAGAACCAGGATTCAGTTTTAATTTTATGGAGAATGAGGATGAAACTTTACGCAATGCCTGTACTGAGGTATGTAGTGCTGACGACAGTGATGTTTGCAATTTGGGGAGTATCAATTTGGGCCGTATTGAGTCGATATCAGAGTTGGCCCATGTAGTAGACTTAGCCACTAAATTTTTAATATGCGGAACCTTGAGAGCCGAATTACCTTATCCGAAAGTTTATGCTGTAAGGCAAAAGAACAGAAGATTAGGTCTTGGGCTTATGGGAATGCATGAGTGGCTTATTAAAAGAGGAGAAAAATATGAAGTTAGTACCGATCTTCACCGATGGTTATCGGTATACAAAGGGATTAGTGATGACGTTTCTAAAAGATTTGCAGACGAGTTATCCGTATCTAGGCCAGTGGCGAACCGTGCTATTGCTCCAACTGGCTCTATTAGTATACTTGCTGGTAGTTCTTCTGGTATAGAACCAATCTTTGCCGTTGCATACAAGCGGAGATACTTAACTGGTGGAACTAGGTGGAAGTATCAATATGTTATAGACAGTGCTGCTCAAGAATTAATTGATTTGTATGGTGTTGATCCAGAGAGTATTGAATCAGCATTGGATCTTGCAGAAGATTACGAAAGAAGAATTAAATTTCAGGCAGATGTTCAAGACTATGTTGATATGTCCATCAGTTCCACTATTAACTTACCTGCTTGGGGTACAAAGTTTAATAACCCTGATACAGTTAAGAATTTTGCAAATACCCTAGCATCCTACGCTCACAGATTAAGAGGATTTACTTGTTATCCTGATGGTAGTAGAGGTGGTCAGCCTTTGTCTACAGTGCCATATTCTGAAGCGGTAGATAAGTTAGGTGAAGAGTTTGATGAACACGTTGAAACACATGACATTTGTGAGATAACAAATTCAGGAGGAGTTTGTGGCGTATAAGAAAAGACGAGTATATAGTGGAGATTTTTATCCTCTAAAGAAAATACATAAGGAAGGGATGATAGGATTTGTAGAAAATCTGACAAATCCCTATTCTTATGGTACATCAAGATATAAAGAATGGGAACGTGGTTTTAACAAGGCGTACTTTATACACTTGAAAAGGATAAAGAAAAATGCAGCTTGATTTTTTTGAAGAGGAAAATCTTTTTGAAAATGAAGATTTAGGTGCAGGTGAAGGTAAGGTTTGTACTAAGTGTGATACTTACCTTCCCTTATCTAAATTTGGCAGACATTCTGGTGCTAACTTTCTAAGAGCAGAATGCCGTAGTTGCAACAATGAAATGAAAAAAGTAAGAGACAGATTAAGAGAAGAATATGGTATGCCTAAAGAAGGTTATATCTGTCCTATTTGTAATGGTGATGCTGAAGCTGTTAAAGGTAAAGGCAACACCAAAAATGGATCATGGGTTATAGATCATTGTCACGATACAGATACGTTTAGAGGTTGGCTCTGTCACAAATGCAATAGAGCATTGGGTGGGTTTGACGATGATACAAGTTTTTTAAAAAGAGCAATAGATTATATAGAAGCACATCAACGAAGAATATTTTTAAATTAAGGAGGTAAAAATGAATTTAATAAAAGAACTTATACAAAAAATTAAATTTGATATTTTTAGTAATACTTATTTTGTTGCTTGTATATTTATACTTATATTTGTAATTTGTATGAATATCTCAATAGCTTGGTCACAACCTAAAAGTTCTATAACTTGTAAGCCTCTTCCGATAGCAGCTGGGATAATTGAAGGTATACATAAAGAAAGAATTGTATTCAGAGGTGTATCAGAAAGAGGTCATGTTACTATAATTCATCTTAATAAAAAGACAGGAACATGGTCTGCTAATGTAATAATGCCTAAAGATATAAATTCTTTATGTATGGTGGATGCTGGAACTACTGGAGAGGTAACAGATACTACTTTTAGCAATAAAAATGACTCAAAATAGGCAAAATCCTGTATATAGCGTTTTAAGCCTTATACAGAGCAAGTAGGTATTTTTTGGGCTATACCTATATTAAGAGGTCTTTGAGGGCATTTCTCGCGCATCCTCAGAGGTCATTTTTTTAGAAAGGAGGTAAAAATGGAGTCAGTAATTGATATAATGAAAAAAAATAAAGCTCAATGGGCTAAAGAGTGGCCTTTTGATCCTATAGTAGATTTTGGTAGTGAACCGACTAAAACAAAGACTGAAAAAAAGAGTAAAGAATAAATTAGAACATGAGTGACAACCACAACGGAACTAGTATTGTAACCAAAACCCCCCTGTATACCCTTGATTGGTATATCAAGTGGTTCTCTAGTGTAGTTCTTATGGTTGGTATGTTACTTACGTCCAACAACATCTACCCTGTTAATCTTTATTTCCATTTCGTAGGGATTGCAGGGTGGATGATTGTAGGGATGCTTTGGAATGACAGAGCATTAATGGTAATAAACAGTTTTGCTCTAGCTACTATTGCTACAAGTTTATTCAGGATATTTATTACTAATACACAGTAGCCTTTACTAGGGTGGATACCAATGTCTATGCGTTATCGCTAAACTCATCCAAGAAACATCAAGCGTTCATGTTCCCTTCTTCTTATTAATCCTTTTAATTTTCTGCCTCCAGCCCATATCCAACGCTTAAATTCATTAGATGCACCAATGTAATTTCCTTTATTAATTTTACGTCTTAATGTACTGCTTTGTAGCGCACCACTGCCTAAATTAAATACAAATGAACATAAGGCATTAAACTGCCCATCCTCTAGTGGAACTCTTATATGTCTGAGAACTGCCATCTCCGACTTCTTAACATCTCTTCTTAACAAATAGTCTGCCTGATCTTCATTGATATCAGGATGATCCTCTGTTACTCTCTTATTATCCATTCCCCAAATAGCTCCATAGCCTATTGTCCAATGTTGGGCAGGGCAGAGGTATGCAGAAGAGGAATACCCTTCATAAAATTTAATAAGGTCTAACCCTTCATCAGTCATTCTTCTCACGTTTAATTACACCTTTATTTTTTTTTCTTTTTTGGAAACCCCTTTTTCATATTTGCATATGCTTTAGGGCTTATTGTACTTTTTGCTTTACTACGAGATATTCCCTGTTTCTTTCTTTTATTTATATTTTTATACAAAGACATTAATTACATCCTAACTGAAAAAGATTCTCCACAACCGCATTGGCTGTCTGCCATAGGGTTTAATACTTTTAAATATGTACCGCCTAACTCTTTAACGTAATCTATTTTACTTCCTAGTGTGTACATAACGCTCATCCCATCAACAACAAGTGATATTCCTTCACCTAAATCTATTAGCTCATCTTCTTTAAGAGGACCATCAGAAAAATCCCATATGTATGAAAATCCTGAACATCCTCCACCCTTTACTCCAAAAGCTATATACTCTCTATTATTTTCTTTTGTAATACTACAAAGATATTCTTTTGCTTCTTGAGTTATATCTAGCATTTTATTTATCTGAGTAAAGATTGTTAAAGGTTACAGAAGGATCTAGGTAAGATTGATGCGACTCTGCTGAGTGTGTCCACTGAGAAGGAGTAAAATCTGGTACACCATCTCCTGTTCTCCACAAGGCAGGACTAGTTGCTCTAACTCTATTATTAGGAAGTGCTACTATATTACCTGTCCATTTTCCTGCATCCATTAACTGGATAACATGAGACTGTTTGTGTTGTGCAGGATCATCAGCAATATCATGGTCAGTATAGTCTACAGTAAACATATATTTACCAGTATAAAACTCACCATCTATCTTACATAACCAAGGTGATGAACTAACTCTATCCATCACTATTACGCTATGATGTCTAGATTCACAATCCCAAGGCTGACATATGTGGTCTTCCATAGGATCAGGCCAATCCTCAAACGGTATATCTGCTACCAGAGCCTGTATTGGCATTCTTGCCCACATAGCTCCTCCGTGAATATTTTCTTCAGGTCCATCTTCCCTGTCAATTTCACAACCAGTAAATACAATCTGAAAACTTAAAGACCTGTCAGGTATTGTGTTTACTGCAAAAACCATAGCGTGAAGGAAGTCACCGTGATAATCTTGATGGTTACAAGTGAACTCCCTTCTCACCCAACAACTAAAGTGTGGAATGTTACTTATTAAATAAGACATTATCTACGTCTAGCTGTTCCACCTTTTCTAGCCATCATCTTCATTGGTCTTTTCTTAGCCATAGCACCACCTTTAGCGTACATCTTTGTACCCTTTTTCTTAGCCATAGCTCCACCTTTTGCGTACATTTTAGTACCTTTTTTTGTATATTTAGGCATTATTGTTCTCCTTTATTTTTAAATATTTCTGTTTTGTCAAATGGACTTTTATGACAACTGCATTTACACACACAAGGATCACAATTGCATTCTATACAACTGTCGCATTTAGATCCACTATGATATGTATCAAAATACTCGTTCATGTCTTCAGCCATATTATTAGTCCTTTCTTTTAAAAGTATACTTTCTTTACCGCAACCTCCTAGATTATCTAATATAGCGTTCATTTCAGTTTCCTCTTGCATATAATATCTTCTGTAGTAGCCCACAGTCTACCATTTAACTCTATTAGCCCAATAAGCAGCTGACATTTTACCTTTTGCAATATTCTTGCCATGTCTAGCCTTAAAGGATTTTCTTCTAGCTGTTTGTTTTTTTGACTCACCTTTCTTTTTTTTACCAGCAGTTTTAACACCCTGTTGTCCAAAACGTATTAACTTCTCCTTACCACCTTCTCTAGCTAATACGGCATGGGATTTCTTCGGATGATTCGGGGTTCTTTTTGGTTTGTTGTACCCAGAAAATGTTTCACTGCCTTTTTTTATAGACATTACGAACTGCTCCTAGATCTTTGGAGTGCGCGGCTTCCAAACCAGAATGAGATAATAGCAGCGAATATGCCTTGTGTTTCTTCATCCCACAATGTCTGTATAGCCAATTCCCACACAATACCATCCGTATAGATTAAACCATATAAAGCTGTTCCTTTTATTACTGCAAATAATGTAAAAAATAAATACGTTATAACTGGTCTAACACTGGCTCTTAGTCCTGCCATAAAACCTGTAGATTTCATAGAGCGATCATGCTGATATAGAGCTTTGCTTTCACTTATGTCTGCTTCTATATTAAGTGCTTCTATTTTTTGAGTATGAGAAAGTTTGGATGCTTCTATCTGGCGATCCATCATAGATAATTCATGTTTACGATCTTGCCAATCATCTACCATATCAAATACTTTAGGCAATGCAGATCCTGCAAAACCTATTAATGATCCTAGTATTGTAATCATTCTTTAGGCTCCTCTATTATCTTTTCTATTTTTAGAAACTTAATTCTTTCATTAGGAACATATCTCCAGACATGGCCTCTACCATTAGTTATGGCAAATACGCTCTCATATATTCCTACTTTAACTAGCACTGCCCTGTCTCCATCAACAATGCATTTATCTCCTTCATTAAAACTGCCATCAAATTTAAATCTAATACCAGTAATAAAGTTTGTTAGTAGGTCTTTTATAAAAAAACCAAGCCCTAGACTGAGGAAGATAGCGATGAGGGGTACTAGGGCATTGGTTAGGTCCAGTGATATACTGTCCAGTGATTGCATTATAAATTACTCTTAGCTTTTTTAGATTTATATATTTTAGTTAATTCTACTAGTAAAGCAGTTTCATCTTTCGTAAGTTCAAAGTTACTTATATATTCTGCTCTTTCATTTTCATATTGAGGAAGATAGCCATTTTCTTGCATCCACCTTACACCGCTATTTCTAGGGGTTTTAGGTAATTTATCTAATGATCCTAGCAATCCTAAATGAAAAAGAGAATTAAATTCTTTAGCAACGTAACCTTTTGCATCATTTAATACGCTTTTAATCATATCTCTTTTACCTGAATCATTATAATCTAAATATTTTTTAGACACTATAGCATCCTGTAATATTCTTTCTGCAAAGTTACCTGTCAACATTGCTAGTTCTCTATCGTAATCAGGAATGTTAGTTCTCTTAAATAATCTCCACTCTGCAAGTCCTAGTCTTTCAAATTCTTTTTCTATGTAGTTTCTTTTTCTTTTTCTAAATGCACCAGAAACTTGTTTTCCTAAAGGAGAAACATTAGTTAAAGGCTCTGGATTAAGAACAGAATATCTAGTTCTTGGCACAGTTGTTTGTCCTGTTTTTATATCTTTGGAATACTCTACATTTTCTTCAAATATAAATGTACCATTTTTTTGTCTTCTTACCCCACTATAAGGACTTTTTAACATCGAATATCCATAAGGAACATTTTTAAAAATTGCATCTAAAAAATTAGATTTAAATCCCTGACTACTTCTAGCATCATGTAGTACTCTAGCCATATCATCAAATCCAAAAGCATTCGTTTCTGCAAGTACTTCAGAACCTAGCTTTAATGGTGTAGCTAAAGCACCTAGTATAGTTCCCATAGCTCTACCCATACCATTTAGTAACTCTTCTTTACTGTTAGCATCTCCAGATATAATCCCTTCTAGAAAATTTTTATCAATTTCTTTCCATATTCCAGATCTACTGGAAGGACCACCTAATGCTTTCATAGTGTCTAAAAGCCAAGCCTCTTTAAAATCTCCCATATCGCTTTTTCCGTCTAGTTGTTCGCCAAATTGAACTATACCATCAGCAAACCACAAAGCAGGAGCTAAAGGATACCAAGTGCCTATATCTTGTGCATTACCTGTATCATCTATAAGATCATGCCAAAGCTCACCACCAAGTTCAGATGTTCTTATAGCATATGCCATCAATAATAAAGATGCTCCACTTGCTTGTCTACTAAGAGCTTTTATTCCTTCTTGTTGTAAAAACTGATTACCTTCTTTTCCAAACCCTCTTTTCATTTTTGCTATAGATTCAGGTAAACCTACAATAGAATGTTCGTACATAAATTTCATACTATTTATCATAAACTTAGGAAACGGTGCTAGTGCAGATCCTATATAAGGAACATTAGATAGCTTGTTTATTGTTTCTACAGCAAATCTAGTTAAAGCTGTATCGCCTCGTATGTTAGCTTGGTAGTTATATTCAAAAGCCCATTGCATACCGTCAGCTATAAAACGATCATCAATATCTTGTATTTTACCATTTCTTATAAAATCATCAAGATCTAAATTTTCTCTTGACATAGACTGCCTTAATCCTACAATAAAAGATTGAGACTTCATATACTTATCTTGCACACTATTTAGTACGTTTGCATGAATTAGACCACGTTCTAGAGGATCAAATCCATATCCTAATACTTTATTTACAAATCCACCTTTATCTCCATTCATAGTCTGAGCTATTTTAGCGGTTTGCAAGTAACCTTCTGGGCCTTTTATTAAGTCAGCAGCTAAAGGTTTTTTAGACATTATTAACTTAGCCATTTCATTATATTCTTGAGGAGATAACAAAGAAGTTAAATGTTCAAATCCATCAGAAAGATTAACTGGACGAATAGTAGTTCCTGTAATTTTTGACATAGCCACTGTTAATATATTATCAAAAGTTCTTGTAGTACAATCCATTGGAGATCTAATTAAACCACCCATAATATTACGACAAGTTGTGGCTGGTTGAGCAATCATACCTAAACGGATCATTCTGTTCCATTGATCTCCTCTGTGTGCAATAGGACCATATAATTTAACCATCTTATCTATATTGTTTCGTTCTGCAAGTAAAGCAGTGTAGTATGCTTCTGTTTCTTTACTAAGTTCAGTTGTTCCTAATACCTCTTCGGCATATTGCCTACCGTCTTTTATACCTCTAAACTGAGCTTCTGTACGCATTCCACCTGTAAGTTTTTGAAAGTTTCCTCCAAAAGTTACATCTAACTCTTTTTCTATAGCTAGTTTTCTTGCTTTTTTACTTAATCCACTTAATTTACCTAATGTAGATGCAGACTTATATACTGTACCTCTATAGGCTTTTGATAATGTTTCACCCATCATTACGCCTAACATCTCTATGTTACTAACACCATGAGAATCCAGTATTCTTACAAAATCATCTGTACCAAATCCTTTAGGGTTACTAGCAAGGACATCTTCTACCATAACGGATATTGCTTTATTAGGATTATAAGATATACCAGAATCCTGCATAATATCTAAAAATGCTCCATGTACTTTTTTTACTGCGGATTCTGATAAGACAAATTCAACGCCTTCATCTAACTCTTCTAATTGTTTTTTAGTAACTCCTCTTGCTTCCAAAACCTCTTTCATTTCTTTTTGAAAATCTTTATAACCTAATTGCGCTCTTTCAGTGTTATATATTTTAGCAGCACCTTGAATTTGTCTTTCTATTTTTCTAGTAACTTTAGTATCAAAAGGATCAACTAATTTTACTTTATCCATATTTACTTCTTTAGTTATAGCATCACCTAACTCATCAAAACCTACATTAACAGTATAGGTATTTTTATCTGTATTAATACTATCTACATAAGCCATACGGTCTACTGCATCACCTTTTAATATGTTTTTATCATTAACTTGAACAAAACTACCCTCAACTACTTTACCATCAAGAAATGCTTTACCTGCTTCTGAATTTTCTAAATAAATTCTTTTACCTTCTGCTACATTTTGCATCATAGTATCAGATTTACTTAAACCTTTTAACGCTCTACCTGTAAGACCTATAGCTGCTCCAGGAACAATAGCAGCGGCAGCAGCTAATCCTGCTTGAGAAAAATCATAGCCATCTTCTCTATAATTTATTCTTCGTTCTACGCCTTGTATTTCTGCATCTGTTAAAACACTAGCTACGGTATCTGTAGCAACACCTGCCATAGCAGAGTTAAGAGTAGCTTTACGACCTGCTTGTAAGGATGTTTGTAGACCTGCTCTTATCGCACCATATGCAGATGCTTTTGTTGCAACACTAGCAATACCACCAGTAGCTATTCCTAAATATGTGGCAGGATCAGTAAAAATAGCAGAGGCATAATCCCAAAATGCCTGAACATTAGAAGCAGAATCATCTTCCCAAAAACTAGGTAATGCGCGATATACTTCGTATGATTGTCTTAATTCGTCTTTTTGAGTATCGTTAAGATCACCATTTGTAGCACTCCAAAGTTGATATGCATCAACCGTGTTAGTATCTACCTCTCTAAAATTTTCATAAAAAGCGTCTAAAATTTCTTCATCCGTACTTAGAACATGGTCTTCGCCAAAACTATCGTATAATACATTACGAGTATTATTTAAAAACTCTTTGTTTTCTAAAAGTTTTTCATAGCTAAGATTATCCATAGAATTTTTCATGTGTATATGCTTTCTTTAATTACTTTATTTTTCTAATGGTATCAAAATTAGAAGAAACAACATACCTGTTTCCTTCTATAACGTAAAGATGAGCTAAAGTATTACTATTAGGATCTCTTATTGTTTTTGCTTGTTTTCTGTATTTTTTTATAAATGCTTCTCTGTCATCTGTATTTGCTAAGTTCATAAGTTGTTCAAAAGATAGTTTAGTTCCTTCAGATAAATCTACAGTAGGAACAGAAGACTTTATCTTTTTAGCATTTGGTTTACTTGTTATAGGTTTTGAAGACCGTTTGTTTGTACCTCCAATCATTCTTTCCTGAAAAATATCCAGTTGTGTTTTTCCATCTGCACCTATTGGAGTATTTAAAAATTGTTGTGTTGCAGAAACTGCACTATTTACATTTGTATTATTAAAAATAGATGTAGAACCCCTTATAGTTTCCTCTTTTATTTTCATAAATTCTTTTACTTGTCTTTGTATGGTTTCAGGTAAACCTGCTAAGTCACTGTTACTTAGGGAAGACTTATTAACCATTGCTGCTAGTTGTTGTAATCGATCAGGATTTTTATTTATAATTAGATTTTTTAAATCATTTAATTGTCTAGGAACTTCTGTTACAAGATTTTTTTCAAATGTTTCATATTTTTTAGCTTTACGAGTTTCTCTTTGAATGTCTGCTAACATATTGGGAGGTAAGTCAGGAACAGTCGATGCCTCTCCTTTATCCCTTACTTCTTCCATATAATTCATAGCATCAGTATATGCCTGTTCACCTTCTTCAGGTGTTCTAAACATAGAAGAATATCTTTCTTTTACCGCCTCTCGTACAGAAGGCCCAGATACTCCCCCAAGTAAAGTATTCAAGATATTACCAGCAAAACCACCACCATACCTTTGTGTTCTTTCATTTTCTTTTGTGGTAATTAATGCTTTTTGTTGCGATGGTAACTGAGTACTTGTAGTGCTGATCATACTAGATGCATCCTGCAATGCTCTAGTTGTATCTCCAGACATATCGCTTAAATCTCTTGTAGAGGCTGATTCTTGAGTAAATCCTTCCATACCGTCTGTTACCGTAGTTGTGGTATCAGGAGTTCTACTTTTTGCCATTCTAACTAAAGTATCTGTTGCCAGATCCGCATCACCTTTAGATGACATAAGCACATTTAAAAGCACTGGCTCACTAAATTTATAACCTGTTTCGTTAAATACATTCATACCTATAGGAGTTATTAATTTTTTTCTATTACGAACAATTAAATTGTTCTTCTTCATTTCTTTCTCAGCTTCGTTTAATTTAGTTATACCAGCAGTTACATCTGCTTCGTATTTAAGTTGATTAGCATCTCTTACTTCTTCTCTACGCTCTAATGCTCCTACTACCGCCCTTTTGAAAAATGACATACTACGCTCCCATCAAACCTTTACGCTTTGGTTCTTCCTTATCTTCTACCTCTTCCTTTTCAGGTTCTTCTTCTGAATCGGATGGAGCAAGACCCTCTTCTTCTTCAATCTTTTTAATCTGGGCTTCAACAAAGCTAGTATCTACCTTACGAGGAATAGCCATAACATAATCTATTTCTGCTTTTTTAGCTACAGCTTCAAGTACTCTACCTATTTCGGGCGTTATTAAAAGAGCTACGTCATAACTAATAAGACCACTAGCAGTCATGTTATTAACTATAGTATTAGTAATACCTTCTATAGGTAATCCTTCATCCATACAAAATACTATTTTTTCATAGTTATCTTCTTTAGCCAATACATCTATAAAATGTTGAAAAGCTTCAGTAGGTAAGGATATTTTCGGAGGTTTCTGCCATTTAGCAGTACCAACTTCTTCAACAAAAGAAGATCCTGGAATAGGCCCATCCCCTAAAAATTCATTTAACATATTCTACTACCTCCTACGTTATCGAACCCTGCTTAATAGCACCGTACTCACCCACTTGCGTACCTTTTTCTGGATCTAGTCTATCTGCTACGAGTTTAGCTGTTGCAACCATTCTATAGTAATCATACATTTCTGCACTGGCATCAGATTTAGCTAATCTACCTGTATCTGGTTTACTTATGGATATTTTGGCAGGTGTTCTATAACCCTCTTGAGCTATTCCAGCTTTAGCCATATCCTCTGGTGTAGTTTTTTTTTGACCTTTACTGCCAAATATTTTACCTAGTGCTTTAAAGCCTAGAGTTACTGCCATACTTGTCGGATCAGCTACCATCTATTGTCTCCTAATTAAACTAAATCTAATTCGTTTCCACCACCTACACCACCAAAATCCTGTGCGAAACCAAAAGGATCGGTATCAATTATTGGATCACTAGTACCACCAAAGAAATCCCTAACACCATCTACTAAATCACCGCCAAACTCTTGACCTAAACCAGATACAACATCAAAAGCTAAAGCACCAACCTTACTTGCAAAAGCATTGTCAGCATTTTTATTATATATAAATGATGCATACGCAACCTTCTTAGCATACTGGTCATTATCTCTAGCTGTTGTTCTAGCCCAAAACTCGTTGTCTCTAAACTGTTGCCAACGATTGTTTAATGCAGTCTGGCTCATGTTAAATCTATTCATAACATTCATCTGATTGGCTGCATTCTGTAGAGCAGTGTTTTGTGTGTTTATCTGTCTACGCCATACAGTATTAGACTGATCTATGAGAATACTATTCTTAGTATTAAACTGCTCTCTTTGATTTTCTAGTGTAGCATTAAACTGAGACATAGTGTTTTCTTGACCAGCGTTAAACTGTGATATTGCATTCTGCTGTTGTGCATTAAACTTACTTGTCTCATTAAACATAGATGCAAAGAACTGATCATTCTGCTGTTCGTTCTTCGCGTTAAACTGTCTGGATGAGTTTACTGCTGCCTGATCATTAAATATAGCCTGTACTCTTTGCTGTGAGTTTAATACGTTTGCCTGTTGCTGATTATTTAAATTAGCTAAATCTAATTGTAAGGTTTGTTGTGCATTTAAAACTTCTGCTTGTTGTCTGTTATTTAAATTAGCTTGTTGAAATCTAGCAAACGTCTGAGCATCAGCAGCAGCTATAGGAGTAGCAGCTTCCATAGCAGCCTGTACTATAGATGCTCCTGCCATACTTGATGCACCCATACCTCGTGCAGCTAACCTTTGTTCTGCTAATCGTATTGATGGTGCAGCCCATGATGGTATCTCACCACCATCAAACTGAGAAGTAAGACTAGCAATCTGACCCTGTACTGTAGACTCTACTGCTACCTGTTCTTCCTGTGCAGATACTAAATCTCTTAGATCAGCTTGTCTAGCTGCTGTTATCTCTTGTTCCTGTACTTGAGGTAAAGATGTTGCAGCTACAGTTGTTCTAGCATCTACTTTAGGTTGAGCTACACCTGTCTGCACATTTTGAACTGTTGAAGTAGGAGCTACAATACCTCTAGGATCTACCTGATATCTAGCAGGGTCCATTAATTCTTCAGGTTGAACAGTTTGCAGTATAGGTTTAAATTCAGTACCGCCTTTTTTAGGTTCGCCTCTTCCCTCAAACTTGCCAAAAGTATCATAATGTTGTTGAGCAGATGTAAAGTCTCCTCTTTGGATGGCTTGTGCAACATCTGGATTTGCATCCAAGTAAGCCTGTTGATCAAATGTTCCTTGTACTAATTGAGGATTAACTGCCATCTGTTCCTGTTGGCCTTGAGCAGTTAATTGACCATAAGCATCTACATTACCTGCTTTAGTACCCTGCGCTCCTAAGAATGCCTGTACTTTAGTTGGATCATCAAATGCACCTAAAAATCCAGTATCTCTAGCTGTCTGTCTGCCTTTTAAGTTTTCAAGGGCAGCATCTAACTGTGCAGTATTGCCTTGAGCATTTAAATCTCTTAACTGTTGTGCATTAAGGTTGAAATCACCACCCATTAAGTCTTCACGAATATTGCCTTGAGGATCTAAGTAAGATGAAATAGACTGATCAAACTGTTCCTGTGCTATCTGCTCTGGTGTTTTAGGTGGTGGAGGAGCATTAGGATCAGGTGGAGGATCTGTAAATACATACAAACCTGTATTTGGATCTATACTTCTTACCTTTCCTTGGGGAGTTTCTCCAAACCCTCCAAAGTTTTCAGGTAAAGTTATTCCTGCATCCTGAATCTCTTTAAGAGACATTCTACGAAATTCACCATCGTCACCATAAGTAGGATCAAATATTTCATATGATCCTCCTCGTATTCTTGTAGTTCCTGGAGTAGCCATCTTGTTCTCCTATTAAACTGGACTTCTAGTAGGTCCAAAACCGACTTGATCTCTAGGATCTACCGCAACAGGACCAGTTGGACCCATCATACCACCACCTTGAGGAGCAAAACTTCTAAGGTTTTGTCCTGCTATTTGTGCTGCCTGAGTGGCCTGTTGTGCTTGTGGCATAACTGGGGGCTGTTGTGCTTGTGGTGGTGGACCCATCATACCTAATCGTCTTTGTTGTGCCTGTTGTTCAGCAATTCTATTAGTTTGAGATCCTACAGTTCTTAACTGATCTTCTAACTGATCTCTAGTAGTCATACCAATTTCTCTACCTTGCGCTCTTTGTCCTTCAGCCCTAGTTTGATATGCTCTTTGCATTTTTTCAAAATCACTGATATTTCCTGTTAAACTACTTAAATCTTTACCTAATCCAGTAACTCCTGTTTGAATACCTGCCTGACCCTGACCTAATGTCCTCTGACCACCAAACAATGTTTGAGGTTGTTGTTCATCTGGAACACCTATTGCCTGACCCATTGTTTCTTGTCCTGCACCTAGTACCTGTTGTCCTGCCATAAGTCCTGCCTGACCTGCTCCTAACTGTGTTTCTAACTGTGCCTGACCAGCACCTAATGCAGACTGACCTTCAAATAGTGTTGCAGGTTGTATTACTTCTCCTGTGTCTGGATCAACTGCTGCCTGACCTATTGCCTGTTGAGTAGCTTCTTGTGATGCCATTAATCCTGGAGGTAATTGTGGCTGTTGGGCGTATATACCTGTTGCCTGTTGAGTGATATTACCTTCTTCATCTCTAATTTCAGGAACACCTACAAAACCTTGAATACGACCATAATCTATTTCTGGCCCTGTTTGGCTAATACTAACACTCCGATCTACTGAAGATGCAGGTATATTACTTTTTATATCATCAATAAGACTACTTCTATCTTCAGCAGATAAACTAAATGTTTGAGTTTCTACTGGTGCTTCAATTTGTCTATTTTCGGCTCTACCTGCAAGATCATAATGAATTTTTGCAAAATCTATAAGATTTCCACCAGAGGATGCTTTTTGCTCTGGCGATAAACCCTCAAAATGAGTTATTAAATCAGAGTTATTTGGATTTTGTAAATAACTTAATGCTTCGTTATCATTTAATTGTTTTGGTTCTTCAGCCATCTTACTTTCCTCCTCTTTCTAATACTTTATCTAATTTATCCTCTAATCTATATAATGCGTCTGATACCATTTTCATATCTTCACGCAATTCATGTTTAGTAGAGTAGTCTTCTCTTGTTCTATTTAACAATATATCTATGCGCTTAACCTCTGCCATAAGATTTCTGAACATCCATATTGCAGGTGCAATCACCAGCGTTAGTACTACGTTCCAGAAAATTACTGGTGATATTGCTTCCATAAATCATTCCTTTACTATTAATTCTGTTGCAGATATGGCAGTACCTGCTACGACACTTGTGCTGTCTGCTGTTAATCCAAGTGTACCATCTCCTTGCACAAAATACTGTTGCCCTGCTGTTAAGCTAGACTGATCAGCATTTACTGTGCCTATTGTATCTACAGTTACGCTCTGTCCATCTGCATAAGTACCACCTGATGCTATACCTATGTAGTTTTCTGTGGTGAGGTTATATGCAGTAGCAGTACCAGCTACTTGAAGAACAATAGCGGTTCCATAAGTAGAGTTACCATCATCTCTATATCCAAGTACAACCCTATTATTAGTTGTATCAACACTCATAGCTTTTGCATACAAAGTTGTACTAGCACTATTAAAATCAGTAGCACTCGTAAAACTAATACTATTGTCAGAGGAGTCTACAGTTCCTACTACAAATTTTCCATGATTAGAATCACTACCATCTACAAATGCTACAACTACTTTATTAACGTTGTTATCAAATGCAATAGCATTACCTAAATTTGCACCTATTGTTCCAGCATGATACACAACAGGAGTTCCAAAACTAATACTGTTATCACTAGTGTCTACTGCGCCAACAATGGCTGTCCCATAATTTGAATTATTGCCATCTCGATAAACAATAACTACTCTATTTGAATTGCTATCAAAAGCTACTTCTATCTCTTGTGTATTTCCACTATCAAACACAACAGCAGTACCGTAACTAATACTAGTGCCAGATACTGTACCTATTATAACAGTGCCTTGATTAGAGTTAGAAACATCTCTATACACAATCACCATTCTATTATTACTGCTATCAAACACAACATCATTATACTGCGCTTTACCGCCTGATTCGTATGTAGCAGCAGAACCAAAACTAATTGACGTTCCACTTACCGTTCCTACAATAGCTTTTCCATAATTACTGTTACCTTCATCATAATAAACTATAACAACTTTATTATTGCTACTATCAAACGCTATAGAAGAATCTGCAGCACTAGCACTTTCATACACAACAGGAGATCCAAAACTAATATCAGTACCGCTAACTGTACCAACAATCGCTGTACCATATTGAGAGTTACCGTAATCTCTATAAGAAATAACTACCTTATTTGAATTGCTATCAAATGCCATAGTAATATCTTTTGAATTTGCGTTTTCAAATACAACTGCTGTACCATAACTAATACTAGTGCCAGATACTGTTCCAACTCTTGCTGTACCTTGACTAGCATTATCGTTCCACGCTATGACTGTTTTTCCTGCATTAGAATCAAAAACAGTAGAAACGTGTTCAGCAGAATTAGCAGTAAAGGTTGTCTCTGAACCTAAACTTTGTGTAACAGAAGAAGAAGAAGTTGTAATGCTAACAGTACCATCAGCATTAACAATTACAGGCTTACCATTAGTTATAGCACCAGATGCAAACGCTTTGTATTTACCTTTTTCTGTTGGTGGTACTGTACGCATCTTTACCCTTTCACCAATAACTTAGTAGCAGACAGTGCAGTTCCTGCTGTTACGACATTGTGTGATAATGAACCTGACAAATCTTGTGCTGCTGTAAAAGTAGCTGAAGCACCTCTACCACTGTCTGCCTGACCACTATAAACAACCACTCCTTTATTAACATTACTGTCAAATGTAGCATCAGCATAAGCACCATAACCAGAATATATCACTGTTTCACTTCCAAAACTTATGCTAGTTCCAGATACTGTACCTTCAACAGCAGTGGTGTAGTTATCATTACTGTTATCTCTAAAAATAACAATAACTTTATTGTTAAGTGTGTCGTATGTTGGTGCAGAGGTATAAGTAGAAGCATCGTTAGTAGTTGCAACACTTCCAAAACTTACATCTGTTCCTGATATTGTTGCTACCTTGGCTCTGCCCTTGCTATCTGTAACAGCATTTTCCTCATACGTTATTATTACTTTTCCACTATCAGGATCAAATACACTGTTAATATAATTAGTAATTCCAACGCTGCTAAATGTTTGTACTGTTCCAAATGATAAGCTAGTTCCCGATACAGTCGCTACACGACTTTTACCTTTACTAGAATCACCAACATCTCTAAATGATATTAACGTTTTATTATTTGTGCTATCGTATGTTGCGCTTACATGAAAAGTACTAGCACCTTCAAATACAGACGCACTGCCAAATGTAATATCAGTACCTGATATAGTTCCTACAATTGCTGTTCCATTATCACTATTACTATCATCCATGTATGCTATAATTATTTTATTAGCAGAGCTATCGAATGTTGCACTTATATAAGCTACATCACCCGACTCAAATGTTGCTTCTGTGCCAAATGTAACACTATTGTCGCTTGGATCTACTGTTGCAACCCTTGCTCTACCTGCTCCCCCAGAACCACCACCATCTGCATAAAAGATAGCAAACTTATTTACATTACTATCAAACACTACATTAATACCAAAGTATTCTTTAGTGGCTGCATCATTAAAAACAACAGGAGTGCCATAACTTATAGTGCCATCACTAGCAACTGTTCCAACTACAGCTTTACCTTTATCACTATCGCCCTCATCAGAATATACAGCGAGTATTCTATTTGAGTTACTATCAAATGCTACTTTAGTAACTGAAGAAGAACCTGTTTCAAACACAGATTCTGTTCCTACAGAGGCAGTGGCATTAGTGGTCAACACTAAATCACCATTCACATCCACATAGTAGGTCTGCCCTGCTGTCAGTCCACTCTGGTTATCGTCTACTGCACCTTGAGTATTTACAAGAACTTTAGCACCGTCTGCTGCTGGGTACGCTGATGTACCTATGTAGTTTTCTGTGGTGAGGTTTTCTCCTGCACCTACAGTTAAAACTCTTACAACAGGGTTTTTAAATGCACCTGCTGTTCCATCAGCATAAAATAAAATGGATTTTTCTTGGTCAGGATCATAAACATTACAAGATAAATATGAGTCGTTTGAGTCATCATAAATAGTTACAGTATTGTCTATAGTAATACTAGTTCCAGAAACTGTTGCTATAACGTATTTTATGATAAAGGAGTTTCCACCATCTCTTCCAATAAAAACTATTTTATTAGCAGCAACATTATGATGGATACTGTTATTACGAGGTGTACCATTAAAATCTATGCCAGTGTCTACTGGAGTCCCATAGCTTACTGATGTACCGCTTATAGTAGCTACTATAAACTTAGTATGAGTAGTTCCTGAATCGTGTCTATAAAATGCAACTAGTTTTTGAGCCGTTGAATCATACGTTATTCCAAGTTTGTCACCAGCAGCACCATAAAGAGTTGTTTCTGTACCAGCACTAACTGTAGTTCCAGACAAAGACAAAACTCTGCTCTTTACATAGTTAGTGCTTGGATCTCTGTATATTACTAAACTTTTATCTGCGTTTGCATCATATGCAACACCTATTTCTGCTGTTGTTGAAGAACCAATTTCTGTTTCAGAACCAAATGAAATATCTGTTCCTGATATAGTTGCTGCCAACGCTTCCATTGTTCTAGCAGAAGGAAAGGTTCCTTTTGAAAAAACAACAATAAATTTGTTTTCAGAAGTGTCATATGTTGAGTCTTTGGTAGGAACACCACTAGCAACGTCTGAAAATATAGCAACGGTTCCAAATGAAACTGAAGTTCCTGATATAGTAGCTACTACAGCTTTTTGTTTGTTTGAATCACCAGTGTCACTCCAAAATATAGCAGTTTTGGCATTATCAGGGTCATATGTAGCAGCTACATAACCTGCAGCAGAACTTATAAAAGCTGTAGGAGTACCAAAGCTAATACTATTTCCTGATACAGTGCCAACAACAGCATATCCATAATTACTTGCACCACTATATACAAATAAAACTTTATCTTGACCTTCATCGTATACTGCTGCTGCCATTTGGAAATCACCAGAATATATTGCTGAACTTTGATCACTTAGTACGTCTGGTGAGTTTGAAATAACGCTAACCGTACCATCAGTATTGACAACCAACGGCTTACCAGCAGCGGATATTGCACCACTGGCAGTAGCCATTAATTGTCTTGATAATTCTGGATCGTTACCGACAATACGCATAAGTTAGATTAGTCCTCATCTCTTGGATCAACAAAGTCAGAGTTTGCAGACCAACTGCTTCCATCGAACTTATATTTGTTACCATACCAATCTGAAGGGGCATTGGATACATCGCTATGTAGCGTTGCATTGCCACTGTTAAGATCACCTATATGAAAATCTACAGGATCACTGCCTACAGTAATTTTATCAGAAGCCATGCTGACTGCTTTATCGTCAGCAAATAAATACTTTGATATTTTAGTTGAGTTTTCTACTATTGTTTTTGACATTGTTTTTCTATCCTTTCACAATTAATTCTGTAGCTGAAATAGCAGTTCCAGCCGTTACTGATGTACTGTCAGCCGTTGTGCCTATAGTACCATTTTCTTGCACAAAATATGTTTGACCAGCCGTTAAAGACGATTGATTTCTGCTAATACTATTTGCGCTATGCAAAGTAGCTACTGCACCATCTGCAACAGCATCTTTTGCAAAGCCTATAAAGTTTTCTGTGGTTAGGTTTGTTGGTATTGCATTCTGTAACACTCTTACAGTGCCATCATCACCGTCACCATCATCTTTATAACCTATAACAACTCTATTGCTTGTACTATCAAAATCTGTTCCATTGTAGGTTGTGTTAGCATCATTGAACACAGTTAAACCAGAAAACGAAACATCTGTTCCTGATATTGTACCAAGAATAAACTTACCTTTGTTAGAATCGCCTTGATCTCTAAAAGTTACAACAGCTTTATTTACGTTAGTATCAAATACAACTCGATTATATGTTGATGTTCCTGCTTCGTAGGAAACTAGAGTACCAAAACTTATAGATGTTCCTGATACTGTTCCTACAACTGCTTCTCCTCTGCTACTATCGCTACCACTCGCACCAACTACTAAAACTTTTCCGCTAGTGCTGTCATATGCAACATCTAAATCTGTATGCCCTCCACTATCAAAAGATGTTTCTGATCCAAAACTTATAGACGTACCGCTAACAGTTCCAACAATTCCATATCCATTACTACTATCATAACAAACAACTACTTTATTATTTGTTGTATCAAATGTAGCAACGGCATAATACGTAGCAGCACTTTTAAATACTACAGCAGTTCCAAAAGTTATATCTGTTCCCGATACAGTTCCAACTATAGCCGTTCCATAGTTACTATTATCTGCATCAGTATATACAATAACAACTTTATTATTGCTGCTGTCAAATGTTGCGTCAATAATCCAAGCATGAGCAGATTCAAACACAGCAGCAGTTCCAAAACTTATGCTGTTATCACTTGGATCTACTGTTCCAACGATAGCCGTGCCATAGTTACTGTTACCAGCATCTCTATACGCAATAACTACTTTGTTAGAGTTAGAATCAAATGTAGCTCCTATAAACTCTGTGTTACCCTGTTCAAACTCTACAGCAGTGCCATAAGATATACTGGTTCCTGATACTGTGCCTACACGAGCCTCACCTTTTGAGTTAGTGCCATTTCTATAGATAAGTACACTTCTGTTACTATTGCTGTCATATACTACATGAACATAGTTTGCAGCAGTAGTAGTAAACTCTGTTTCAGATCCAAGTGATTGAGCAGTAGCACTTACCTCACTCACAGTACCAGCACTATTAACTACAACTGGCTTACCAGCTACAATAGCACCAGATGCAGTTTTTACCACCTCTGAGTCAGAAGCTATGTTACCAACAGACTTCATCTAAGTTCCTTACGATAGTTCTTCGTATGTAATCGTGTAGGTCAAATCGTTAGCTACACTAGCAGTAACACCAATAGATGTATCTTCTTCTAAGTACATTCCAACATTTTTATCTATTGCCACTAAAAATGAGTTAGGTGCTACAGACACTGCATTTGCATACACAACTGCTGTACCTGCTATATCATCTTGTGGGTATATACCTATTGTTATTGTTGCTGCTGCTGAAGCATCTACGTTAGATATTACTAAGCTATTTACTTTTAGAACCTTACCAGAAGATGCTGCGTTGCTTAACGCTGCTGTTGCTGAAGTTCCTGTGAGTAAAGCTGTATCTGTCTTTGCCGTAATAGTAGCGACATTGACAATATTAGGTGCTGCCATTTTCTATATCCTTTCTATTAACCAAAAACCATCGACATAGCGATGGCCTTGCCTGTTGACGCTGTTGCGTTTAATTGCGTTTGAACATTACTTGTTACACCATCCAAGTAATCAAATTCTGTATTGGTAACACCAGTATCATACAGATCTTTAAGATAATTTAATTCTGTTACAGTTCCGTTATATCCATCCAGCTTATTTAATTCAGCAGTAGTAGATGTAACACCATCTAGGATATTTAATTCTGCACCTGTAGACGTAACTGCTGTACCTGCATAGTTTAAGTTACCTGCTGCTATATTAACTTCACCAGTACCTTTTGGTGTAATGTCTATATCAATATTAGAGTCATCACCCATAGCTCCGACAACTACAGATGCTCCTGTTGCTGAGTTAGTTATTTCTACAGCATTTACAGCAGAACTAGCAGTCTGTAATACTACAGCTTCATTACCATTAGCATCAGCAATAAAACCCCCATCAACTATTTTGGGTGCTGTCAAGGTTTTATTTGATAATGTCTGAGTGCTGCTTGCATAGTAAGTATCCAGTAGGTCTACATCAAAGTACTTCATAGCTGTAGCACTATTGTCATACATTAATATAGCATCATTATTAGCTATAGCAGTACTGGTATCTATACTAATAGCTGAAGCATCTGCTACAGTATTTAATTCTGCACCTGTAGCATTCAAACCTGATACGTTTTTATTAGAATCTACATATGCTTTAACAGACTGTTGAGTAGGAATAAGTGTAGCACTGTTAGAAGTCATATCATCTTCATCAACAAATGCTGTTGCTGTTATAGTGCCATCAGTAATTGATCCAAAAGATATTGTTCCTGTTGTAGTAATATTAGATGATCCATTATCAATCGCACCGAACCCTGAACTAATACTGCCACTATTTAATGCACCAGTAGAAACCAAGTTTGGCATTGCAGTTATTTCATCATCTAAATAGGCAGCTAAAGTCTGTACAGTAGCTTGTCGCATTGTACCAGCATCGTTGATAATTAATCCATCACCATCTGCGATTGCTGTTGTTCCTACTGTACTGCCACCATCCATTAAGTTTAGTTCAGTAGTTGTAGCTGTTACTCCATCCATTATGTTTAGTTCTGCTGTAGAAGCAGTAACACCGTCCATAATATTTAATTCAGCAGGAGTAGCACTAATTGCAGTAGTAGTTACAGTATCTAATACAGGAATATAACCACCCTGGTTAATTAAGTATTGTGTATGATCGGCTGTAGGATCAACAATGGATAATGTAGTTTCATGTGCATCAGCAGTAGCACCTTCAAATACGATTGCATTGGCTGCATTCATTGTAACAGTATCTACTACTGTCTGTGTTCCATTAACTGTAAGATTACCTGAGACAGTTAAGTTGTCACCTATAGTTACCTCAGAAGTACCATGTCCTATTGTTACAGCAGTACCAGATATGCCTGTACCGATAGATACTGACTCACTGCTGTCAGCGGTATCAACAATAAGATAAGCATCTGATCCTTGTTTAATTGTAAATGCAGTTGCTGAGTTATCTGTTACTGCTACATTAATATCAGTATTATCAGCAGATATAGAATCAAGAGCAATATCGCCTACATTAGTTATATTACCGTCACCTACGCTAAGTGCAGTAGCAGTAACGGAAGAATTAAATGTAGCTGCACCTGCACCTGACATATCCAGTGTTAATGCAGTAATGCCTGATCCACCGTCATTACCTTGAAAGATTATATCTTTATCGCTTACAAGTGATTTAATTGTCAGGTTATCACTGTCCATACTAACATGACCAACATTAGTACTTCCATCTTTAAATATAACCTCATCACCACCTGCATCGAGTATAATATCTCCTGCAACATCTACAGTAAGATCTCCAGATGATAAATCTATTTCTGTTCCATCTATTGTAATATTGTCTATAGATACTCCAGCATCTGCTGTAACTGCACCTGTTACTGCTAGTGTACTGCTCATATCTACAGTACCGTTTATATCTATTGCAGTTGCAGTAAGATCTATTTCATCTGTTGCACCTAAAGATAGTACAGTAGCACTAGAACCTTGAATAAACTGAGAAGCATCATTAAACTGTATTTTATTTGTACTATTTAATAAGATACCAGTATCTGCTACATGAGTTAATGTAACATCCTGATCATCACCTAAACCAATTACAGCACCATCAGCAAGATAAAGATCACTAAATTCTAAGGAGGTTGTACCTAGCGCAGCACCGTCAGAAGCATCTGGAACAAATGCAGTTGTGGCAGTTATTGTAGTTCCTTGGACTGTACTAGATCCAGTAAGCGCACCAGTAACAGCTAATGTACCAGCGATAGTAGCATTTTCGTCAATGTCAAGTGTATCTATATGTGCAGTACCATCTAAATACAAATCTTTAAATTCATTTGATGCACCACCTAAATCTATATCATTATCTGTTATAGGCAGAATAGATCCATCTTGGATACGAACTTGTTGAACAGAAGAAGAACTAACTTCTGTATAAAATTCTAAATGATTATTAGAAGTATCTACAAGTATCTTGTTATTCTGATCAGCATCTCCTATACGATCTATAGGCGGTCCTTCTGCTGCCGTACCGTCATGTGAGTGACCTGTAGATTCGTTAAAGGCTGCTAGTACTTGGTTTAATTCTGCATTAAGTGGTGCTGCGGAAATAACCTCACCACTAACTATTTGTGCTGTTGATTGTCTGGTGTATCCTGCCATTATCTGTATCCTGCATCCTGATAAGTTATAGAAAACCCACTAATACTGTAGGGAGATTGGGTTCCTGTTGATGTTATAACTAATGAGATCGCCCTACCCGATCCCTGAATATTTGATTCTAATACTGGACTAGAAGAACCGTCAAAGGTAAAAGTAGAATCATAAGTAGATCCTGTTGTCGTATATCTTGCTAATGCTCCTGCTGTTGTTAATGAGTATGTACTTGGATCTGGAACATTAGGATCATCCCAATCATAGGCTATACCTAAGTTAATTGTAGACGATCCTTCTGGTCTGGTAAATAATGAAATATGCTGATATATTTTGCGTTTTTCGGTAGAATCGAAATATAAAAAAGGCGTTGCGTAAACAGAAACAACATCAGCAGTATTAAATGTACTTCCACTTTCCTGCTTAAATACTTCACCACTTGCGTCACCATGAAGAACATACTCAACATTATCTATTAATCCACTTGTTGCTACAAATGCTCTTATACCTAATAATTCTCCAAACTCCCAACCAATTCTTCTGTCTGCAAATCTAAGACCTCCTATTATTCCTGCTGTATCAGCAGCTGAAGTCGTTGTCTTAGGAAAGAAATAACGAAACTGTGATTTATTTCTAATAACAACCGAAGACATATTACTTAAATCGTGAGTACTAGGTAATGCTTGTAGTAATTGTTGTACTGGTTTAGATACCGTTTCAAGCTCTACGTCACCAATTCTAGCAGTACCTTGAATAGGACGAATACCATCTGATGCTAGAAATAATACATCACCACCTAATTCAATAATACTGTCTGTCGCAATACATCCGATATTATCTGTTACTTCTGCAAGAGCAAAATCTGATGCAGAAGAACCTGTTAATTTTTTTATTTTATCTTTACCAAAAACATATAAAGCATCTCTAAACTTTGCAAGACCTGTTATATTAAAACCAACATTAATAGTTCCAGAACCACTAGCAGATCTAAATCTATTATCTGTATTTGGTTCACTATAAAGTAATTTATTTGGTCCTAATGCTGTTGTTGGAAATCCTGCATAAAACTGGTGATTCTTAAAATCTGTACTAAAAGCAGCCCCTAGAGGATTAGCATCATCTCCTGTAGTATGGCTACTAAAAGTACTTCCAGAATACTTTGCTGGAGTATTAACCCCATCACAAATTATAACTGCTTCAGTACCTGTAAAGGAATTTAATGTATGCCTTACTTTTGGTATTTCTATAGAAGATCTAAAAGAATGTACCCTAGTCCAGCCACTTGTATTGTATTTCCAAATTGTATAATACTGACTATACTTAGCAGTTACTGAACTGCCACCTCCTGTAGCACCGCTTGTTGCTGCAGAAGTAAAAGTAACTGTATAAGTATTAGCATCAGCTACAGTTACTATTTTCATTTCTACTGAGTTTGGAGTTATACCTCCTACAGCAGAGCTACCTGAAAATGTAACATAGTTACCTACAGACAGACCATGAGCAGTATGTGTTACTGTTATTGTTGCACTTTCATCAGTAACAACAAAAGGGTTTGCACCTAAAGAATGCGTTTTAGCAGCAGATACATCAAAATATTTAAATGTTACTGAGCTACCACCACCACTACCTGAACCACTAGCATTAGACGTAAATGCAACTGTGTAACTATTAGCATCAACAACAGAAGCAACTGTCATTTCTACATCGTTTGGCGTTATTCCGTTTACAGCAGACGAACCAGAAAAAATAACTCTGTCGCTTACTGCTAATCCATGACTAGTATGAGCTACGGTTATAGTTGCACTGCCACTACTAGTAGTAAAAGGATTAGCTCCTAAAGATCCAGTATAATCGCCATCATTGCGTCTACAGGCATATGGAGTACCATCAAGTATCCATAATCCCACAACTTCTCCAATACCCGAAACAGTCCCATAAGTAGAGTCATATGAAGTATATCCGCTAATTCTTCTATATCCACCAAATTGAGATATCTCCATATTTAACATACGAAGTGCAGCACCTGGATTAGAACCTGCTAATGCTAAAGCATCTTCATTAGTAAACAATCCTCCTCTGGAAAGTACTGTAACGTCTTTTAATGCATCTGTCATTAGAACGAACCATGTGGTACTGCTATTAATCTCCCCACTCTTGTATCCCTAACATCTGTAAATCTATTAACAAGAAGGGTACGCATACGCTCTACTCCTTCTTCAAATTTTTGTTTTGTAATTGCTGCCTGTTGAGCGTTATCACGAAACATATAGGTATGGTACAATGCTCCATCTATAACAACGTGTTTAAATTGATCAGGAACAGACATTGTATCTGTAGATGCTGAAAGATCAGTTGAAAACGCAAAGTAATTATAATTTACTGTATACGCTTTATCAGGTATTGGTGTAAACCCTGCTTTGTTTGAAAGTGTTCTGTAGACATAAACAGGAACAGTGTAATCAGAAGATGTTGCATTACCATCCCTTTCATAAAATCTACCTAAAAATGTATCGTAGTTTATTAGTCGTAATAGTTTTGCATCTGCGTTTATATCATCATCTTTAGCAATGCGAAAACTATCCCAATCTGCTATTTTAAAATCAGAGGCGAGTGAGTACTCAGCCGTACCTGCTGTTAAGGTAAGGGAAGCAGAGGTAAAATTAAAAGGAAATTCAAATTCTTTTTGGGATACTTCTTGTAGCGAGGCATTAACTGCGTCTTTAACTTGAGCGCGAAAACCTGAAGCCGTAGAAAAATCTGTGGAAGTAAGTTCCACTTCATTTAACCGCCTCAACGTATCATTAACTAATGTAATAAAGGTTGTAGCCATATCATATCCAAAATTAAGATAAAGGGGTAGCCCAAACTAATGAACTACCCCAAAACCTATTATGCCAATGCATCCCTTGCGGCAGCAGTGGCTTCTGCTCCAGACTCATTACAATTAATAAGCGTAGCATATACACGCAACCTACCTGTGGCAGGTGCTGCTCCAGCAATCAAACAGTCAATTGTATCTGTAGTAGAAACAAATTGAGTGTAAGTTGAAGCGGCAGAACCTACAACAGTATTGGTTTGACCGTTTGTACCAGCGGCACAGAAACCTGTTGATGTAATATCAGCACCATCAACGATATCGTCACCTGCTGCAAAGTCCATATCTAGAGTGCAACTTGAAGTGAATGCTTTCATTACTTCTGCACCAGCATTAATTACAAGAGTACCTGCTGGAATTTCAAGAAGTTGAAAGATATCACCGTTTGCACCAGAATATCCTTTTGCAACCAAGTCATCAATATCAAGATATGCCTCGACATTATACATACTATGGTTCATGCTTACCCCTGGAAGGGCTGCAATAGTACTGGCTCCTACACCTGTAGTAGAGGAGCTTGTCATATCATAAGTAGCCATGATTTATCTCCCTTAACCAGCTATGTTATAATGGGCGCGAACAAGAGCTTCAGGACGAAGGATCTTGCGACCATATAAATGCATACCGCGAACGATGTCAGCAAAGCTGTCATTGTCACGATAAGACTCTACCTTCTCGATTTGAGAAGCCGTAGCAACAGCAGAGTCATGTCCTGCAACAATCGCTCCATAGTTTGAACTGGAACCGTTAGTATCAACTGATCCTGGACCATTACCTATGGAAGGTAAATTGTTAGACATATAAACTCTGAAACCACGAACCATTCCACTTATGATTCGTCCATTCCGAAGAATGTCTTTATCATTAGAAGTGAAATCATTACTCAATAGTTTAGAGTTCTCATCGTTTAGCTGTTCAGCGAATACTGGATCAACGACAACCCATCGGTTATCCCTGTCAACATTTTGCTGATCTAGCAAACGAGCCATACGGTTTAGTACTTCTAGTGGAGTTGCTTCACCAGTAGATCCGTCTGGATGTGTTGCAATTGAGTCTGTTGTTGCACCACCCGACACAAAACTTGCGCGAGAGATTAACATAGAAGCTAGTAGACCTGTAGCAGCAACTGTGCTGATTGGGTCAGTACCAGACTTACTAGCAGCCGTTCCAGCAGTAGCAGCTACAGAACCTATAGTTGCTTGTTGGAAGCCTGACAAGTAACCTAGAACATCCATGTCAAATTGATCTTTCAGGCGATAACCTGCACGATCAGTAGCCATAGACTCAAAGTTCACATGAGAATGTGCTTCTTCAATGTCATCAATTTTAAAAGCAAAGTAGTTTGCCTTATCGACAACTAGTGTGAAATCTTCATCATCGAGATCTTGTGGAGTTACTTGAGTTCCACGAGCATACTCGCTAACGGTGATTTCTGGTTCTTTGATAATACGGACAGTATCACCAAAGTTAGAAATATCGCCAAAGTAATCACTATTAGTAATATCTTCAACGATGCTAGTTTTACGGAAAGCCGACTGAACCTTTTTACTGTAAATTACAGGTGAAAAGTTGCCATTAGGTAGGTTTCCATAACCAGCAGCAGTCTTAAAAGCCATTGATTTTCTCCTATATATTGGCTAATATAAGTTCAGGGGCATTCTTTGTTGGGTATCCTTGCGGGGGCCAACTCCAAACGGTGTACCTTAGACTTATCGAGTTATTGAAAGAGTTTGCTTAGTAGTCTTACTAAAAGAGGTAAGAAAACTCTAAGAAACATTTAAGTATATTATATCACATACCTAAATGCTTGTCAAGTAAAAAGTTATCTAGCAGCACCACTTTCATCATAATCAAAATTTCCTGAACGCATAGCGTCTTCTATTTCTTCTTGAAAACGATCCCATTGTTTGTCAGATAACTTTCTTACTCTGGATTCAGACCATTTTGTTTTTGGCTGGTCATTTGGTTCACTCGTTCTGCGACGAGTACTAACTGATTTAGCTGCTTCTTTAGGTGAAGATCTATCTACACTATCTCTTTCTCTTTCTAATTTAAATAGATCTATTGCTTTTGATGCAGCTTCAAAATCATCTTCATTGTCGTAAAGTGCCTGTTGTATCATTTTAGGCTGTCTTTCAGCCCATTCGTGAAAACTAGGATTAGAACGTAAGTCATCGTAGTCTGGATGACGTTTTCCTAATTCTGTTTCTGCTTCTTTACGATTAACTCTTTGTTCTTTTTCAGATAAGTATGCTAACTTTTCTTCTATTTGTTTTGAATTTTCCCTTGCTTTCTTTGTAGCAATAGTTTCTACTACTTTAGCAACATCAGGATATTTATTAGCCCAATCATCTATTTCTTCATCTGTTTTAGGAAGTCTTACCTGTGTTTTTGTTAAACTTGAAATTTGCTCCCTAACTGTCATTAACTCTTTTCGATGTTCATCCTCTTTCTTTTGAAGATGCCTTCTAAGATCTCCATATCTTTTCTTAAAAGTTTTTTCTTCAGGATGATCAGGTTCTTTTTCTACCTCTTCTTCTTCTCCTGCTCTAGCTTTTTCCAATTCTTGAATTTCCTGTTCATCTTCTTCTACTGTATTTTTACGATATCGCATCGTAGTTGATTTATTTGGTTGTACTTGTGCTGTTGTTTCCATTGTTTTACTCCTTCTCTGGGGCTATTAGTGGCTCTACCTTATTGTAGAGGGTAACAGGTAGCCGATTAAAAAGTCTTTTAATTATTATGTTTCGTCTATTAAAGCTAGTTGAGAATTTATTATACTACTTGCTAATGCTCTAGATACAGGTATACCTTCTTTATTTAAAGAACCTGCAAGTTTAACTGGTGTTTTATTTTTTCTACTTTCTTTAGTAGGTTTTTGAAATCCAATACCGTAGTCATTTGGTATTACATCGAATGACCCATCTTCTTTTTCTTCAAAAAAATCAGTTATATCTAAATTAAACTGTTCACGATCTCCTTTTGCTTTATTTAAAGATCTAGCAGCTAGTTCTACATCTCTTCTGTCAAAATCACCTATAGTATCAGCAGGTGCATATAAAGGTCTTCCTTTGTCATCTGTAGGTTCTCGACCAGGCTGATACTGACGCTTGTTATCTCGTCGGACTTTTTTCTCTATCTCAGTTTGCCTAGTAGCATCAAGATGATGAAACGCATCAGTATTAAGTTCAGGATCGGTTTCTGCAATTATAGGTTTTCCAATTTGAGAAACGTCATCCTCAACTTCAGGAGTGTCAGGACTCATTATACCTCCTGCTATATCTCCTACCATATCTCCAATAGTTTCTTCAGTAGGTTCTTCAGAAGTTTCAAATGCTCCTGGCATACTCATTAAACCGTCCATACCTTTTCTGTCTTCATGTCTACCAAAAAGATCAAAATGCTGTTGAGCTACAGCATCATAGGTAACATTCTCACCACCTTGTATACGATTTTTAGCATCTAAAAATACATCTCTATTTTGACGCAAGTAATCTAAAGATGCATCACTTATCTCAGGATTTTCACCAAGTATCTGCTCTGCACGATATCCTCCTTCAGGACCATAAACAATTCCTAACCTTTCTCCTGTTTGTGAATTAAATAAGTCAGGCAGTCTTTCTCTAACTTCTTCCTGTGAAGCAATATTAGGTTCAGAGGGTGGCTCCGTAGATGTCACCACAGGTACGGACCCTGTTGTATCGACTTCGTAACCCATTTGCTGAAGACCTTCAGGATCAAAAGCACCAGATGGAGCTTCTGCTTCCAAACGGCTTTGTTCATCTGCTGGAAGACTCTGCGAATCAAACTCAATTGAACCACCTTCATCTTCTCCTTCAAATCTTCTATTGTCTTCCTCATCCATCATACTACCACCCTGTTGAAGATAAACAGGTGTTCTCATTAATCCTCCACCAGCAGCAGTAGCTACAGCATATTGTGGTTTTCCTTGTAGCGGATTTGGTTGATTGCGAGAAGCTATGTATTTTTCAATAAATCCAACGCCTTTTACAAATTTTCTATCGTCTGCTTCTGGATCTAATTCTTTTTTATCAGCCTCAGTCATTTCTTTTTGCATTTCTTCTATTTCCATACCGCCTACATCATCTCCTGGATGACCGTCTTGACCTGGATCACCTTGCCCTGTACCTGTTCCTGGACCTGATGGACCTTGCCCTGTACCTGTACCTGCTTGCCCACCTACTCCACCACCCATTTCACCTGAAGGTGCGTCATCAGGATCATTTACACCCGATCCTTCACCTGCACCCCAAAACACTGGAATACCTTCTGGACTTAGTATTTGCTCACCGTTTTCATCTACTCCTCTACCTTCTTTTTGTAGAGCTATTATTTCATCTTCCTGTAGATAAGTCATAAGATGAGGCACACCATTAATTACTTGAGCTACTGGAGCATTCATCATAGGAGCCTCTGGCATTGGTTCTGTTTGTTCAGGAGGCATCTCTTCTGCAAATTCAGAAACAGGAGCTTCCTGTGGCATTTCGCCCATCATTTGTTCCATCTGCATAGGCATTCCACCCTCTTGCATTCCAATAATCCGCATAGCACCGTCTGGTCCTATTTCTTGAGTTATCATTCCACCTCTATTCATTTTAACTTCCTCCTCTGGATTAAGTATAGGTGAAACTATACCACCCTCTTTTAATGATTTTGTCATTGGTTCTGCCTTTTCAATTTGAACTACGTCAAGTATAGCCACTTCACCTTTAGATTCTTTTTGGGGTTCTTCTGGTCTTCCCTCTTCATCTACATCCACTATAAGACCTTCATCTTCCATGCACTGAAGACCCATCTTTGCCTCATGCATCATAGCACGAATCTTATCTAAACCAACATATCTTACAACATCTGCTGGTATTACAAATTCACCTTCAGAAATCATTGCAGGTATATCGTCTGCTACTTCTTCTGGTGTTGAACCTACTGGTGGATTGTTTTTCATAGCTATTTCCAATTTCTTTCTGCTGTAGACCTAACTTCAGTCTTTATGTCTCGTATCTTTCTCAAGATATGTAGTTTACCTTGAGCCTTCCACATATTACTGTCTACCTCGCTTTGTTCAAACTCTCTAACTGTCTGTTCTATTTTAAGATCTATATACTCCTGAAATAACTCATTGAAGTCTTGTTGGTTGACCAGTGGCAGCAGGGCCTTGGCGAGTTTGGGGTGCATTAGCTACTCCTTGTTGGGGTGCAGGTCTACGCTGTCCAGCATTAGCTCCACCTCCAGTTGGAAAACCTTGTTGTCCTGGTCCTGGAGCAGTACCCACACCTATGTTACCTCCTCCTCCACCTGTAGGATCATTTGGATTTGCTCCTGCTGGTGGACCTTCTGGTTGCATCTGCTGTTGCATTTGTTGCATTAATACTGCCTGACGCATAGCTTCTTCTGGATTGTTTGTAATCTTATCAACGTCCAGATCCATAGTTCTGCCGATCTCTCGCATAATATAAGGAAACTTGGCAAAAGGTGCGAGTACTGGATTACTTGCAATTTGTAAGAATGTAATCAGACGTTGTGATCTAACCTCATTCTTCATAAAGCTCTCAGTACCTCTAGCCCTTACTTCCAAGTCTCCTTTTATAGAAGGATCAAAGTCAAACTGCATATTAAATGCAAACAAAGCCTCCCCCAAAGGCCGTAATAAATAATCATCTATATTCTTAATAACAGTACGAATAGAACTGGTGGCAGCTCCCATTAGCATTGATATCCCTGATGCAGTTCGTCCTGTTCCCTGAACCCCTGTCTGACCGTATGAATATGAGGGTAATCCAGTGGACTCATCAGCTAACACTCTGGCTTTATCAAATAACTGCATATTTTCACTTGACACATTTGGAAACTTAGTTCCAAATATTGCTTGCCCAGGTGCGCCACCTTGTCTCCTGAAAATCTTTCCTGGATATACTGTCAAGTCCTGTCCAGGAACTAGATTTGATTCGTCTACTTCTATAAGTAAATTACCAGAGAGTACAGCATTATCTACTGCAAGTCTCATAAAACCATTCATAAGTGTTTGAGTATCGTCCATATTTTCTGCAAGACCTATACCAAAGAAACTGTATGGATTAATCTCATACGGTGCGGAGCAGTACGGAATACGTTTAGGTGTAAATGGATTTATTACTAGTCGTAGTATTTCATCATTGCACACCCAACAGTTTATTTGTATCTCCTCTAGTTTTTTAAGTTCTTTAGGAAGTTTTATACCTGCTTCTTTAGCTATTTCTGTATCTACTGTACCCCAGAACTCTATTACTTCGAAACGATCAATTCCTGTTGTTGGATCTCCAGCATCTGAATCTATGCCATAGCTGTCAGACTCAATATCATCTTCCCACCATTCTCTTGTATAGCTTTCACCCTCTTCTACGGCTCGTTCTATAGCTTTTACTCTAAAGAATGGACGTTTCTTTAACGCTCTTATCTGAGATCGGGTCATACGGTGACGCTCAATAATATACATAGCGTCTTCCATATTTATTGCATCAGGATCAGGATAAAAGTTCCAGATAGATGTATATTCCACTTTTGGTATTGTTTTGACCGCTGGATCGTATTCACCTTCATCATTCCAGTTAGGATACTCTTTGTTAAAAGCAAACGGCCCCTTCATAATACCAGTACCAAACAGCACCGACTCAAATGCAGCAAACCTAAGATGTTTAGTTGCAGCAGATTCTTCTAGCTGATCTCTAATCTTCTTTTCCATCTTCTTAGCTGCAACCATAGCAGGTTGAAATGTAACAGAAGACTGTGTTTCTCCTGGACCTTCTTTTAAATTTTCTATATCTTTTAGTTTGTTTTCCAATGGTCCTAATTTAGCCAGTAGTGTATCAGCAGTATCTCCTGCATTTAACTCGTTACCGTCACCAGGAAAACCGTATACTAGAGGCAGATCTGGCATTTCAGGTTCATCTGGTATATCTGCTGGTTCTTTTGGATCTATATGTGCAGTATCTACCACACCTTCAGGCAGTGTAGTTGGCTCAATGCCTATAGGAAACCTGTTTTGGCTAAACAGTACATCACATAACTGACTGTACGCAGCCAGTACTTTTGTTTTAGTTACTTTAATAAATACGCGAGACTTTTCAGCATCAGTAAATTTTACATCAGGACCATAGATACCTCTATAGTTTCTGTACGACTGTAGCCATCGTGTCTCATCATTATATCTAGAAGACTTAGCTGATGTATATTTTTTATCAATATATCCTATAAGATCATCAAACTCGCTTGTTTGAGGCGAGTCTTCCAGTGCTGTATTTTCATCAGTATCTAAAAAATCATCACTCATTTAATATCCAAACATATTATCTGAAGGTTTCCAGCGTTGTTTTGGAATATGTTCCCATGCTGAAAATTTATTCATTGGTCTTGACATTACCATATATCTTAATGCATCGTACAAGTGATCCTCAGACTTTGTATCTACGTCTTCTGGATTTCGTTTATCTAAAGGTAATGCAGGTAACTGACTAATTAAGTTACGGCAGTTACTTAGTATTATTAATTTTGGTTCTTCTGTTTCTTCATCTATTTGCAGTCTTTTATGCATTTCTATTTTACCAGCAACCCTAGATCCTGGAGATCTGTCAGAAGGTCTGAACCTGCATCCTTCTCTGTTTAGTGTCTCTGCTATGGATGGACCTACATCTCCTCGCTTTGCCCAACATGAGGAGTCTAGTACTGCATCATATATCTTACCGTCATCTTCTTCTGCATCCAGTATAGCCCATGCTAATTTGTCTGCTGTCAGTTGATTAACATATAACTCCCTATAAATCCATAGTACATCATCATAATCAATAGCTCCCCAAAGCACAGCAGAATGACTAGAATAGCCAAAATCGCAAGATCTGACTTTTGTCCATCCTGAAGGAATCTTAAAAGATTCGACAACGTGAACTTCTTTATCAAATTCTGGAAACGCTCCATCCTCGACAACATCCCAATTCCCATATAAAAACTGTTGGCGTTTTGCTTCAGGAAGTGACCCCAACATTGATACATAACTATGGTCTTGTGTCAAGTACGGATTATCCCATACTGACGCTGCTATAAACTTACGGCTAATACCAGATATTATTTCTTCACCGTTCGCAGTAAAACGGACTTCTTCTACAAATCTTTTGCCTTGCGGTGCAGGATCTATAAACATCTTCTTAACCCAAGCCGATCCTACGTTTCCTGGGTTTCCTGTTGCCCTCATCTGAAGAGGTATGCTTGTATCTACAGTTCTTAACGATGACCGTAGAAAATGCCATATATCTGCGTTAGGATATTGCGGAAGCTCGTCCACACCGATCCATGTATAGGATTGACCTTGATATCTGAGGGCATCTTGTAAATTCTCTGCATATCCAAACTCTATTCTAGCTCCACTTGGAAAGTGCCAAGTGTTTTCCTGTGTCTTAAACTTTGCACCTTTAAATGCCTTTGGGTATATCTGTTGTGTCTGAAAGATAACATCCCTAAGTTCTGGCATTGACCTACGCAATAATAATGCTCTGTGTGTAGGCTTATGTGCAAACCTTAATGGTGCAATTAAGAGACTATAGGTTTTACCTCCACCTCTTGCTCCACCATAAAATACTTCTCGTTCTCCAGCAGATAGAAACTCTGTCTGTGGACCTGGATTCGGCTTAAAAGCAATTTCCTGTTTTACTTCTGTCTCTTCTACAGGAAACTCTATATTCTCTTTCTCTACACGATCAGGTTTATTAAGTGCTTTCTTGAGTCTTCGCTTTGCCTGTTCAGCTTTGATTGTTGTCTGCTTAACAGTATTTTTGAGCCTACTGACCTGTTTTTGCTGTTTGGTGAGGTTGGCTTCTCGCTCTTCTCTACGCGACTCAAGCTCCTCTTTAGTCCACGCAAGTTTATGAAGTCTCGTTGCGGATAGCCTACGATCGGTTTCATTCTCTAGCCATCCTGCAACCTTTCTTACTGGCTGTCTGCCATCTCTTATTTGTACTATTGCTTCGTCTAATTTAGTGAGTACAAATTTATCAGGATAATAACATGATTTATCCTGTCCTCTTTCAGCCTTGTCATACCCATACGGCAATGTGCCTACTGCTGGTATCGGTTTGGTTTTATTCCTCGTCTTCATCTTCGTCTTTGTTAAGAGGCGGTAGAACCACTACGGCAGACGGAGTGCCTTTGTGTTCTATCTTTTCAGTACGGACCAGCCCTACTCTGTCCAGCACTTCTTTAGATGCTGCCAGTTTCTCTCTGTTTCCTAATGCACTGGGATCATCTATTATATCTACCATAGACATAACGGCCTTTGGAGCATTTGCAGCCAGAACATATTCTGCTCTTTCTACAATTTCCTCCTTAAGCCGTTTAATTATTCTTGCAGGATACTCGCTTTTAGAATACCCTGCTATGTCCATTGCAGTACGAAAGTGTCCGTTAGCATCGCCAAATAAAGCGTCTAGGAACTTGCTTTCTTTTTCAGTTAAAGATAATTTCACCTAGATGCACCTCTGCGAGTAAAACCGCCTTTTCTCATACCGTATGTTTTCTTTGGTGCTTTATACATACCACCCTTGCCAAAGGCTTTTCTTCTGGCAGTACCGCCCTTGCGGAGGTTCATTTCTTCTTCCATCTCTTGTTCAGCTATTTCTTCATCAGTACCCATAAATTTACTCATACCTCTATCTGTAGAATCTACAGTAAGTGGGCCGTATTTGCGTACATCCTGTTTAAAAATTTGATCTTTTAAAGACTCTTTTACAGATTTACCTTCTTTTTTCTTTGATGCTTTAGGTGCAGAACTAGGACCGTCAGGTTGACTTTTTGATGCTTTTCTCGCATCTGCTCTTCTTTTTGCTTTTATTGCATCATCATCAAGTTTTGCAACATCTTTTCTTTTTGCTACAGCAGATTTAGCTCCTGTTACAGTTTTATTAAGATCTTCTATTCCTTTTTCCGCTGATTTTTTTCTTGCATCTTTAACAGATTTTTTCATTTTGCCAACAAATTTTTCTTTACCAGCTTTTTTATCAGCTACCGTAGCTTTAGCTCCTTTTACAGACGCATTAAAATCTTCTATAACAGGATCTATTGTTGCTTTAAGATCTTTCTTTGCATCAGTTAATGAGCCTGTTTTCTCTACACTTTTCTTTACTAACTCTTTAGCTTTTGTGGTTGAAATTGGCTTACCTCTTCGCGTTGCACCCCCTGAAGACACTTTATCAATATATGTACTAAACCAACTCCAAAGTTTGTCTGAAATTCCTTTATTTCTTTTATTTATTTCTGCTTGTATATTAGATGCCATAACTATTTATCCTTTTTAGAGTTCCATAAATCGAAAAGGGTACGAACCTTTTCCTTAATAATCTCGATATCCGAGTGCATTTTAGCTAATACTATAATTAAAGTAATGACTCCCAAAGCTATGGGCCATGTGCTTGACGCTAATTCCACTATTTCCATTTCTCATCTTCTAGGTTTTCTCTTAGGCTGTATTCGCCTATTCTTAGTTTTGGAGATTACAGCTAGATTGCTACGCCTATTATCTCTAGGATTCCCATTCTTATGATGTACTTCTTTTCCTTTAGGTGGTTTTAGTCTTTTATTTGCTGTATTACGAGATGCTCTGCGCTTCTTCTGTTCTGGCTTGGCATGATACTCGTCATACTCTTTGCGGTAATTACGTCTTCTTGTTGCCACTTTTCTTACCTTTATATAATGGACCTTTCTTTGTTACTTTTAGTACAAGTCCACCTTCTTTTATATTTATACCTTTTTTCTTGGGTTTAGGTTTTGGTAGTTTAGGTTTTGGTACAGGAGTTACACCCATACTTCTTTGTTCTTCACTTTCTGATTTCATTGTTCCTAAAGCTCTAAGAAATGCTTCATAGGTAGCTTTATCACCAAATTCTTCTTTTTCTTTTTTACTTAAACTATCCCAAGAGTTCTTTTCTGCCATAATTACACCTCAAAAAATTAAGGGGGAGGTAACTGCTAACCTACAACCCCTTATAATGCAATCACTGGACCCTAGAAGGCCGTATAATAACCCATACCCCTCAAGATAAAGATCATATATACGCAGTTTTTACGAGAATTGTATTATAACATAAGTACATAACACTTGTCAAGTAAAAAATACATATATTTACAAATAATATTTACATATATACGGTATTATATTAAATAGTACGGATATTATACCTGTTTACATACTAATTAACAGTATATATTATTATACTCTGTATATAGTCTCGCTGATGCTCGACTAAGAAATAGATTATAGCATATATTATGTCGTTTGTCAAGTTATTTTTTATATATTAGTACAGATATTACCCATATCCCCGATTTTCGTACTAAATATATTATTATTTATTATCAAGGGGTTGACAACCTATTTTCTAGAATTTTATATGGTCATGTATATATAACGTATAGCGCTGCCGTGGCTACCGCATACCCCAAGTAGATACAATTTTAACTAAATGTCATTCAAATTAATCTATTATTGTTGAGGAATCTTGGCATGATTCTTGCATCACCTAGGTATCGCTCATATGATACTAGTTGGCATCAATTATATTGGCACGGATTTTGCATATCCCCTCTCAAATAAATTTGTGTACCCCATATGTTCCTATTTCGTTCTAATAGAGAACATAATGAGAACAAAACGTGAACAAAATCTATCATGGTGTGCTGCGCACCTATCATATATCCTATCATTTTTGCGAAGGGTTCTCATTTGCATAGTGTATCTTATATGTGATGCGTGTATTATTTCTATAATTAAACCTTTATTTTTTATGATTTTTATATGTTAGAATAAGAGAACGAAACCACTAGGAAAGGTGTTGTAAAAATGTCACACACAAGCAAAAATGATTTTACCATTGAGTTTCCAAAATTTAATTCAAAAGTGGATGCCGACAACTACGCCAAAAAAATTACCGCACTTCTTGCTCATTTAGGGGAGGGGGATTTTGAATTAATCGCTAATCCAGAATGGAAGGATTGTGAAGAAACTCATTTTGCATGGAATAACAGAAACTATATTTTAATCAATCAGACAACAGAGGAGGGTTTATGCATAGGCGATAGAAAGTTACATTTAAATCTTGATAGCGTTATCAAGAGTTGCAGTAGACAGATCATCAGCAAAATCAAGGCAATATCAGAATAACTATTAATCGGGCCAGAGCAATTCCGTTCTGGCCCAACACTAGGAAAAAGGAAAAATAAAATGTGTAATTATATTTTCGGATCAAACGTTAAACAGCATCACAAAAACAATTGGGAAAACAAAGCAGTAGTTTTTTGGAACCATGCGTATTTATTCCATGTTCGTAAATACGACTGTATAATTAATAGCTATTATTCCAATGAGGGTTGTGGATCATTCGTAACAAATAACGGTTTTGGGTATTTAGCACGGGCCGATTTGAAACGGAATATCTTTTTAAAATTGTTTGATTTCTTAAATGGTAATTTCTTCAATTATCTTGATATGAAACAGCAGTTAAAAACGGCTTCAGTTACAGTCGAGAAAATGAAGCAATATAACCGTACTCGTTCAAGATTAAGACAAGCTAACAAAATTAAAAAAGTTTTGACGTTAAACTTTAAACAAACTGAAATATTTAGTCGTGAATTGAGAAACAAAGTTTTAGACAAGGGACACAAAATAAGATTAGCTTCCTAGTGTAAACTCTAACAAGGGCCGAGCCTGAGAAACTTGGCCCTATTCTTTTCTTTAACTTATAGGATTAAAACCATGAAACTTTTAGACACAAGTAACAGCAACACAAAGATTAAGAAAACACAAAACGCGACCAATAAAACAGAGATCAAGATCCGTATGGCTTCAATGTCATTAAATCCAACTAATACCTCAATCTGCCCTATGCAAGATATAGCAGAATGCAAAGCACCTTGTTTAAATGGCTCTGGTATGGCTAAAGTTTTTAAATCAGTTAAAAAGGCCAGAATTAACAAAACTGATTTCTATTTAAATGATAAAGAAAACTTTATAATTCAATTGAAAAATGAATTACATAATTTTGAAAAACTATGCAAAAAACAAAATGTTAAAGCATACGTTCGTTTAAATACTATTTCCGATATTCAATGGGAATTAAAAACCAATGGATCAATTCCACAATCTTTTCCTAATATTAATTTTTATGATTATACCAAAATAGCAAAACGACTAGGCAAAACGCCAGACAACTATGAACTGATGTTTTCCTATTCCAATGCGCCAAAATATCAACAGTCAGTGCGTAAAGCATTAAAAACTGATGTTCCGATGTCAGTTGTATTTTATGGCGGTATCCCATCTCATTTTATGGGGAAACAAGTTGTTGATGGTGATGCATCCGACATTGATAATTTACTTCATAAAAATAAAATAGTAGGATTAAAATATAAATCCGTAGGCAATGCTATTGATCCGTCAATATCTAAATTTATTGTGAACATAGAAGGGACAACACATGCTACTTGAAAAAATTGTTTTCCTTGCATTGGCTTTATTTATTTATGGATTGTTTATTTATATTCTCAACAAATTATGCGACTAAAGGAGGTGAAAAAAAATAAATTAAATGCAATAACTTTAGCAGTTCAATCGTTTTATATATAAAAGTATTTATTCACAAACGCTCTAAGAAGGGAGCTTGTCCCATGGACATTTCAAAACAAAGATTACAAAACATTCGCTCTGGTTTATCACAAATTGTTAAAGATAGTGGAAATGATAAAGACCATTTACCGCTATTGGATTTATCGGACAGCCAGATAAATCGCCTTGTAAAAATTTGTGAAAGTCTACCTTTTGAAGATATAGTTAAACAACATCAGACAATAGAAAACAAAATAAAACTTAGTTAAATTAGAATGGCTGGATCATTTTTTGGTTCAGCCATTTTTTATTTAAAATATAGATAAAATTTTAGATAAATCCTATCAAAATTTCTATCATGGTGTCGCTACGCGACCTATCATCTATCATGTCACTGCGTTCCTATCAAAACCCCATATCTGCCGAGCCAAAAAAA